TTACGGCTTGAAGTCGGCGTGAGGAATGGCCCGATCCCATAGGACCTCGAAAGCGGCGAGATTCTGCGCCACTACTGTCCGATCCCCGGTGGACTGCTCCGATGTAAGGCGACCGTCGAGGTCAAAGTGTGCGAACCTCACGGTTGCCGTGTCGAATAGCCAGAAGTCATGAGCGGGTAGCAACAAGCCGACCGCTTGACTCCGTGGCAGCCAGCGCACTTGCTCACCTGGCGTGACGTTCACCTCTTCCGTAATCGCATGCTCCCACCAGAGGTAGTCGGTGAGGGGCTCAGGCACGATGCGTAGACGCCGGAACGTCACGCCTCGGGCGACTGCCGTACGGATGGTGTTGCGCCATGCCTCGTCGCGCTCGTCGTCAGCTGGGTGTTGGGAAGTCTCCTTCCAAACGAGGAACGACGGATCGTCCAGACCGTAATGCGGCTGCATCTCCAGATGTGCGGCCGATCGCTGGATGACGGCGATCATGTCCTCGATGCGGAGCGGGCCGTGTCCTTGAAGGCCGGGCTCGTAGTCACCGGCCGCAGCTTTCGCGATAGCGGGCCACATCGACGCGGGCATCCTGAAGACACCTTCGTCGATGTCGATGTCGGCGTGCTTGGTCACCTGGGCGATGATCTCTGGGTCAGTGACGACCTTCCCGACGAAGATCCCGTCGCCGCTTTCCCGTTCGACGTGCACCGCTGGGCAGTTACCGTGCGGCGAAGTGTCGCTCATGCCGACGAAATCTAGCGACATGCTGTCCTCCTGCGCTGGGGGATTGCCGGAGATTGCCGTGAGCGTCCTCACCTTCTCTCCGGTGATGTAGGGAGTCAACGAGATTGCCCAACATTGCCACTATGCATGTGGTTGCTACCCGCGCCCCGAACAGCATCTCCCGGGTCGTCGAGCGAACAGCCAAGCGTATCCAGATGCGGTGAAGGCTCCGGTGATCTACCGGAGCCCTTGTCCTATCCCGTCATAGATTGATTGATCGAGGAGTACATGCCTGCGGGCGGGACGACTACTTCAGGATTCGATTGTCTGCCCATTTCGCGGCGTAGGCCGCCTTGTCGCAGGCGGGACTGGTGCAGATCACTTCCCACCAGTGATCCAGGTTCGTGCTCGCCAGGCCGGTGGTGTCCATGTTGCCGTAGTGCGGGTAATTGAGCTGACTGGGGACGACCTTGGTCCACTCGATCAGAAAGCTTAACGAAAGAATCCCTCTGCTGACGTTCTAGTATCTCTTCAAAGCAGCAACGTCGCCCCTACAAGTCGATCACTCTTGGGCGGGCATCGACTCGGCCGTACGTCATAATCCGTCTGAGTGCTTGCCGAAATCGTTCAATTGAGACATCATCCGAATCAAGGACGATTTCGACGTAAGGGCTCGGCAGATCAAGCGTCTCTAGAGCGTCCAAGTCTAAGGTGACTAACAACTTGTTGTCGCGGAGAGTGATCTCCTCCACCGCACCGTATGCGGTCCGCTGGTCAGCAGTGACAACGCAGTGGGTGTCCCAGGAAAGGTCGTCGCCCTGCTCATTCGGTTCAGTGCTGCATAGAAAGACAAATGCCATTCCCGTGCCGTCCCGGGCTTCCGCCACCCCAGCAGATAGACAGTCATAGTCTTGGCAGTCATCTACGCTGACTACGTGCGCCGTGAATGTTACAGTCATACGCACCAACATAACTAAGTGGATGTGGATCCTACAGGCCGCCCAGGTTCCCTATAGGTTCACAATCACTTCCGGAACGGAGATATAAGAAAAGAACTCTTCCAGGCCATGCCGTGCTTCAGCGGCAAGGGAGGTCGGTTCAAAATCCAACGATACTTTAGCGTCTATACCAAGCTGCCAAGCGCTAGCATCGTCGAGCGTAATGCTGAGAATAGAACCGTCGAAGCTAATAGACTTTATGGGCCTAGCCACCGCTTGCCCCGCCTCAGTCGCAATAAGATACGACTGAGCATCCTCAGCTTCTGCCCCAACCTTTCCGTCGAAGTACAGCCTGCGACCCGTCCCCTTTTCGCCCTCTATGAAAGTGACAACGAAAGTCCCCTCAAAAGGAACCTTCTGAGCGAACACATGCCGGACGGTCCACCTCGTAGCCATGTCGGGATAGTACTCCCTAATGTCCACGCGAGCAAGTTGGGTGGAGGTTAAGCCCTCTCCATCCCCACTCTCGGTGCTGCCTCAAGCAAGAGAATCCTTGCCCGAGGCAGCGGAGCACCTATTTACATCTGGAGCATTTTCCGCCGCCTCCATATGTGAACCCATTCCATACCGCCTTATTTCCGCGGCCGCCACCGGCTGACCAGTAGCCTCCGCCAGGGGCTCCGGGACCCGCGGACCGCCAGATGTATGTGATACTGACTCTGCCTCTCTCGTTTCTCCATCGCTCGTTCATGGCCCCCTTACAGCTAGGGCATGGCGGATATTGCCCTTCCATAACTATGTGCCACCCCGGCCTAACTGGCGTACTTCTCATAGCGCGGTTTTCCGTGTGAGTCAAAAGAGAAGTCCTGGGGAAACCCTTTGCTATCTCCTCTGGTGTGGCATTGCCGCTTCTAAGCGTAAAGCTGCTCTGGGGAACGCCCTTCTCATTGTAAACGGTAACCGTCATGATGTGCGGCGGCTTGCCTGACGAGAATTTACCTAGTCCGACTACGCCAGCACCGCCAACTAGTAGTGTTCCACCAACACCGATGCTAGAGAAATTATTGCACCATGAAGCCTGAACACGGCAGACCTCTTTAATGACCCAGGATTGTTCTGCAGTTTCATCCTCGCTTGCATGTCTGCGGCATCGCGCATCGCTTCCGCACAACTTCTGAACCGCTGCATTGACAATGCTATCCAGTTGCCCCTTGGTTGGGGCGGCGATAATAGTCCCGTTGACCAGAATTACAACTCGATAGCGAGCTGCCTCCAAAAGGTCGTTGCAGTGCTTCTTGCCCAGCTTCTGCTCGCACCGCTTCTGCGCGTTATAGTCCGCACAATACGGGTCAGTCTTCGATACCGTACAGTCGTCAGGATTTGGGCCCGCCCTGCCCCCACCTGAGGGCTTCGTGCTACCGAATCGCATAAACCACCACATACGACTCAGTTGTTTGTCACTGAGCTCAGGATTCCAAGCTCGATGAAAAGCATCTCGCTCCGCTTGACTTGCCAGCCAATAATCCTCACCAATACCTCGAGGCAGCTTTCGGCCATTCTCCATTACACCGATACGCCTGGCCTCTGCTTCATCGAAAAGCGGTGCGTACTCTACCGACTCCCATTCCGCATGTGGTTCAAATCCACCGCAGATATCCAAGCCAGCCCCGCTGCAGGCTATGGGGCCTCCGGAACCTGCCCCCCCAGGCTGTAGGCATACGCCGGCGCTGCATGGGTCTCCCCAGTAACCACCGCCGGTGTTGCCCCAGCCTGATGTGCCGCCGCTGTTCCAGGAGTTGGGGGTTTCCGTGGCGTGGCCGGTGGGGTCGATGCCGGTGAGGGGTGAGGCGTTGGCGTAGGTGTAGCGGTTGGCCTGGACCGACGGGCTGGGGTTGAGGTTGGCGGTGTCGCGGCTGGTGAAGGTGCCGGTTCCGGGTTGGTACCAGCGGGCGTGCATATTGGTTTTGCCGGTCTCGGGATCGGCGTATTCGCCCTGGTAGCCGAGGTTGGTCTTGGCGCCGGTCTGGGCGGTGATGGTGCCGAAGGGGTCGTAGGCGGTGCTGGTGGCCAGACCCGTAGTGCTGAAGGTGGCGACAAGGTCGCCGTGTAGATCGGTAAGAGTGGCTACCACCGGGCCAGTGCCTTCTTGCTGACCGAGCAGGCCGCCGAATGGGTCGCGGCCGTATCGCGCTTGGATGTCGCCACTGGTTTCACTGATCTTGGCTAGGTCGTTACCGAGACCGGAGTAGGTGAAGGTCTGCTTAGTGGTACCGCGGGTGCGGCTGGTGACGCGGTCGAGGCCGTCGTAAGTGTAAAGGCTGTCGCCGTCGGCGATGAGCCGGTCGAAGGCGTCGAAGGTCAGGTTCGTGGTCTGGCCGTTCTTGGTTTCGGTGGCCAGGGTGCCACGGGGGGTGTAGGCGTAGGTGGTGCCGTTGCCGCTGGTGAGGCGGTTGCGTTCGTCGTAGGTATAGGTCTTGTCGCCCGCTTTGGTGCGGTTGCCGGAGGCGTCCCAGGCGTAGTCGGTTTTGGCGCCGCCGGGGGCGGTCCAGGAGGTCAGGCGGCCGGCGTGGTCGTAGGTGTAGGTGTTGATACCTGCGCCAGCCGTACCTGCAGTGGTCTTGGTTGTGAGGTTGTCATCTTTGTCCCACCCATAGGTGATCTTCGCCAGCTGGGCGCCCGTGCCGTTCTTCAGCGTCTGGGATTCGAGGCGGTCAACAGCGTCGTAAGTGAAGGTCTGGGAATCCGAAGCCGCTCCGGTGTTGGTTTTGCCGGTCATGGAGGTCAGGCGGCTAGCCTTGTCGTATCCATAGGTCAGCGTCCGCCCGGTAAGGGGATCGGTGGCGGTGGCGAGCCTGTTGGCCTTGTCCCACGTGAAGTTCGCTGTGCCCGCGTCGTCAACACGCTGAATGGGGTTGCCAGCCTCGTCGTAGGTATAGGCGGTGTATGTAGTGAAACCCGTAGGGGGTTGTTCCACACCGACGAACGTCAGCAGACCGCGGTCGTTGTAGGAGAGATCCGTGTTGTTGATACGTGTGGTGCGGCCAGCCAGGTCGTACCGGAAGTAGCGATGAGCACTGGCCGCGCCCCCGCCTGAACCGCTCTCTTGGGTTAAGAATCCGAGATAGTCGAAGTGCCGGTCGATGCGCACCCCACCCGGCAGCAGCGAGGTGACGGGGTTGCCTGCCTGGTCGTAGATGCTAGTCCAGGTGCGGTCGGCAGGGTTCGGGTGTGCCGTGGTGGCCGGCTCGGTTACGGTTTCGGCCAGGCCAAGGCTGTTGTAGCTGGTCCAGGTGGCGTTGCCGCGTCCGTCGGTCAGCCGGGTACGAGCACCGGTGGCGTCGTAACCGAAGCGGGTGGTAGTCGACTCGCTCGCAGAAATCGGCTCGATCAGCGAGGTGACCCGGTTGAGGGCATCGTAGGTCTGCTTGGTGACGTGTCCCTCGGGGGAGGTGGCGCTGATCGGGTTGCCCGCCGCATCGTAGGCGGTACTGGCCGAGCGCACCATCGCGCCGCTGGCGTTCAGATCCTGGACGCCGATCTGGCGGCCAGCCAGATCGTATTCGGCCGTGGTGGCGTTGCCCTCCGGGTCGGTCGTCCTGATCAGGCGCCCAGCCAGGTCGTAGGCCATCAACGTCTTGTTCGTGGCCGGGTCAGTCTGTGTGATGACCTCACCGGCGGCGTTCACGGCGAAGCTGGTAATCCGGTCGCCCGGCGCGACCTGTCTGATGAGCCGGCCACCGTCGTTGTACTCCAACCGCGTGGTGAAGGCTGCAGGCGCAGGGCTGCGCTCCACCTGAGTGCTGGTAATGACTCGGCCCAGATCATCGTAGGTCTGCTCACTGCGGGCGCCCGTCGGGTCGATGACGGCGAGCTTCTCTCCGACGAGATCGTAATCGACCACTGTATGGGCGGACTGCTTACCTTCCGGCGCCAAGTTGTTGATACGGACCTGGTGCCCGAGCTGGTCATAATCGAAGGTGGTGGAGAAACCCTGCGGGTTCGTGGTTTTGATCAGCTGTCCGGCCGCGTCGTATGCGTACGTGGTGGTGGGCGTCATCGCCAGCCCACCGGGCGGTGTGTACGATGGTGCGACCTGGCTCATCAGACGGCCTGCTTTATCGAAGACCGAGGTGAGCGTCCGGCCTTCTGCGTCGGTCTTGTGAGTCTCGGCGCCGAAGGTGTCGTAGCCGATCTTGACAGTCGGTTTAGCCGAGGTACTGGATCCCGCTTTGTCGACCGCCACCTGCGGTCCAACGGCTTCGGCCAGGCGGCCCATCGCGTCGTAGCGCATCCTGGTGGTGAAATCGGCAGCGGTCACACCAGCGACGTTGCCTCGTGGGTCGGTGATCGCGGTGACCAGGCCGCGCTCATCGTAGGCGAGCGTGGAGATGAGGTCCTGCTCGCCGTTCTCTACCGTCTCCCGGGTTGGCAGGTTGGCCTTGTTGTAGGCGTACTCGGTGCTCTCTGCCCGTGTGCTGCCGCCACCAGTGTGGGTGGTCTTCAGAATGTTGCCGTTGGCGTCGTAGGTGAAGGCGGTCTTGCGCACGAGCTGGGCCGGGTCGAAGGTCTGCGACGTGATACGGCCGGCCGCATCGTAAACGGTCTCGGTGGTAGCGACGCCGCCACCGGTCACCAGCTTGGTGCGCTGGCCCGCCGCATCGTATGTGTGCGCTTCCAGAGTGACATCGCGAGCCGTGGCCGAGCCGTTTAGTTTCACGTCGTCGGCGATCTTCTGCCACAGCAGGTTATCAGTGAAGTAGGTGTAGGACGTCTTGCGACCCATGGCGTCGGTCCGGGTGGCTAGGCGGCCTGCGGGGTCGTACGCGAGAGACTCCAGCACCACGTCCTGAGCAGGTTGCGGGTTGACTGGGCTGCCTGTCCATCCCTTCAGCGTCCGGGCGTGAAGCTCGCCGCGCTTCGTGTAAGCGTTCTCGACTACCGTGCCACGAGCATCAGTTATGCGTACAAGCTGGCCTAGGGTGTTCCACGTCTGGCGGACCACACCCCCCTCAGCGCCGGTGATCGTCTCCACTCTGCCCTGGGCATCGTAGGTATTGACGATGGAGCGTGCGACGTCGCCGCCGGTCAGGTCGGTGACGATCTCGCTTAGCGTGTTGCCGTCCGCGTCATAGGTCCGCGTGGTCTTCTTGGTGTGAGTAACACCGGAAACCTCGTTCTTCACCCCAGGCTCGGTCAGCGTCTCGGGCCGGCCAGCAGCATCATAAGTAAAGACGGTCTTCACACCATCTGGAAAAGCTGACGATACCTGGGTGGAACTGGTCGGTCGTCCGATCGCGTCGTAGTCCAGCTTGGTGATCAGCCCTCCGGGGTCGGTCTGCTCAACCAGATCACCGGCGGCTGTGTAACGGTAGGTCCAGGAGTGGCCCCGCAGATCAGTCATGATCTTCGGCAGTCCGGCCGGGGTAGTTCCACCGCCGACGGCTGTCTCCGTGCCGTCGGTGTAGGCGACCGTGGTGGAGCGGCCGTTGGGGAAATCAGGGGTGGCTGGAGTGGTCTGCTTTATCTGCTCGCCGAAGCTGTTGTATTCGATCGAGGTGGCGTAGGTGTTGTCAGTCGCCGTTGCCGAGCGAGCGTCGCGGATCTTGATAGGGCGGTCATTGCGGGGGTCGAACTCGTCGTTGGTGTTGAGGCTGTACTCGACGCGCTGTGTTTGGCAGTTGCCCGCCGAACGACATGTTGAGACGGCTAGTGCGTTGCCGCGTTTGTCGTTGGCGCGCGTGACGGCGTTGCCGTTCGGGTCCGTGGCCTTCTCCAGGAAGCCGCCCGTGTCGTAGCCGTAGCTAGTTTTCTTGCCGAGCTGGTCTGTTATCGAGATCAGACGGTTGCCACGCCAGCTGTCGTGCTCGTATACGAGTGTGTTGCTGGCGGGATCGGTGACCGTGATCTTCTCCACGACGGACAGGTCAATGAGGTCAACAGGCCCGGGGACGGGCGCACTGATCTGCCAGGTGCCGCCGTTAGCGTCAGTATAGGTCTTGATGCGGTCATTGCCCGTGTCATAGACAGCCCGCATCTCCACTCTGCCCGAAGGACGGGCAATCTTCGTGAGCAGGTGCGGCGCGGCGGTGCGAGCGGCGTAATGGAGGGCGACCTCTTGTGCCGACAGTGGTTTGTCAAAGATGGCCACCTCGTCCAAGTAGCCGCTGTAGTTTGTGGCCGGGATCGCAGGCCAGATGTTGCTCTGAGCACCGGCTGGCGTGGTCAGCGGATTACCGTCATTGAGAACGCCAGCGCCGAGCTGTGCGGTCACTGGCCAGCCGCCCCATCCGGGGGTAGCTGTCACTGTCCCTGCCACCGTGCCGTCCACGTACATGGTCTGCTTATCACCAGCCATGGTCAGAACCACGTGATGCCACTGTCCGTCGTTGACAGCAGAAGCGCTGGTAATCGGAGTGATCGGGGAACCATCGGTTGGACGGAACTGCCCGCGCAGCTTGCCGTCTGAGCCGACATAAATCGCCGACCGCGAGTAGAAGTACTCGTCAGTTCCGCTCGTGGAGAAGATCGCGCCCTGTTGGCTGGTCTTAAACCACGTCTCGAAGGAAGCGCCAGTGCCGATTCGGGCGATCACATGTTCAGGCAGCGTGACTGACGGCTGAGGGCCAGTGACCCCGCGGCTCAGTTGAATTGCAGTATCTGTGCTGCCTTCAATCGCTCCCGGCTGGCCGAGGGTCACGTCGTTGTAGCGGCCTGAGGACCCCGCCCAGCCTGCGTCTTTAGCCTCCTCCTTGCTCGTCTCACCCAGACGCCAGTAGCTCAGCGGGTCAGAGTTCAAGACCGTGCTCGCATACTGCGACCCAGTGGTGTAGTCATACGCAGTGCAGTTAGGCGCCTTCTGAGGAGAACAGACCTGCGTGAGCTTGTCACCGTCGTAGATATAGGTCCACTTCAGCGGCGTCCCATTCACCGGGGCAGTCATCACCTCGGTGACATGCTTGCCGGTCCAAGTGAACGTCAGCCTCCGGTCGCCAAGACCGGTCACCTTCTCCAGAGTCCCGGCAGCGCTGTAGGTGAGCGTTAGGGCACGGCCACGCAGGTCGGTGATCTTGGTCAGGCGGCCCTGGCCGTCGAAGTGATAGGAGGTGGACGCCTTGTCCATAAGCCGCCAGCCGCCATCGGAGACATTGGCCAGCGTCGCGTGCATCCCCGGAGGTGGCTGGAAGGTGCCGTCCCCGCTGGCCGCGAACCGCACCTGCTTACCGTTGGCCAAGGTCACCAGCAGTGTCACACCGTCAGGATGATTTTCCGTCACGATCCGCATGTCCCAGGCCGTCGACCAGCCAGCACCGAACATGCCGCCGCGATGCGGATCCATGCTGTTGTAGGAGCGCACCACTCCCAGCGGGAGCCCAGCATTCGCCACCAATGCGTCGGTCACGCTCGTCGTGTAGTTGCCCGTCGCGGTCTCGAACGCCGCTCCTGTCGAGGATGTGGACAGTTGTGAGGTAATCACGGGCTGGCGCACGCCGGTGGTGAACGTTCCGGTCCAGCCTGCGGTCTTGGAGTTGCTGGTGTCGGTGACGATGACCCGCCACCAGTACTGCTTACTCCAGACCAGCTTGCCAGCCGGCACCTGCCAGGTGTTCACATCATTGCCCAGCGTGGGTGCGGACGCGCACCCCTTGCTCAGTGCCTCGTCCTCACAGACGGTGAAGGCGTAACTGAGTGCGTAGAAGCCAGCATTGCTGCGCGCGAGCGCCCGCAGTGTCGGTGTTCGTGTGCCCACCAACATCCCACCCGGCGGGGACACTGCGTGCAGCGTCGGCGCCGGCGGCTCCGGCTGCGGATCCGGTGGGCACGACCCGGAGTCGTACCACGTGCCCCAGTCATTATCACTTCCCGGGGCGACCAAGGACGATGCGCCGTCGCTCCTTGCCGTCCAGATCCGCCATTCACGGACCCGGTTCTGATAAGTGACCTGAGCACCGCCTGGATAGTTCCGCGGTTCCCAAATCGGATAGCCGGTACAGGGTTCGCTCGCCACCCCGGACATCGCAGTCGTTGTGCTGGAACGTTCCTCAGACCGCAGCGCCTTCTTCGGCCGCCCCATCTCGGGGTCGACCTCTGCAGCCACCCGCTGCGTGACAGTGGTCTCCACCAGTGACGGCAGCGACTTTGCAGAACCCATTTGCTGCCGAGGCGTGTCAACCGAATTTGCCGCTACCGTGGACGTCTGGCCTGCGGTGGCCACGGCCGGCATCACAGTCATTCCCAGCAGCCCTGGCGTCACCGCAAGTATTAAGCTCGCGGCCAGCGACTTGCGTGTATGCCGAAAGAAGACACGCGAAAATGGACGCACGTGCTATTCACACTCCGAACCGACGAGGGACGTCCCCGCACAGGACGTCAGACGTTCTCCGCTCCATCCGGCACGCAGCAGATCCATCGGCCCGGAGGCTCAGAACACACAACCAAACGGGCAAAGCGTAACTTTCGAACGACCACTCTGCAAGATCGCCCCTGACATCATCCAGGTACATAGCGTGATATTTTCGGTTCAGTGAACTGATACATACGCCAGGTCCAGCAGGACACGCACCAATAAGTCGAGCAAGACCGCATCCGTTGTATCGGCGCTTGTCGGTCCACTCGCTCCCTCGGCATAGGACCAGCAGGAAGTACTCCCAAAATCGCGCCCGTCAGGCGAAGTCGAGATGTACCCACCCGCGAGTGAACCATGGTTACCGCGTGGTGATGGTGGTACTGATACAGGGCTCGGCACGAGCCAAACAGGCCGCCCGACCTCATCAAGGGCGGGGCGGCCCCTTGCGTTCCAGCAGGGGATTCACACTTACCGATCTCATGCCCAACAAACTGAGCATCCCCGAAGTAGCGCCAGGCTCGGGCTCGGCTCGCTGGCTCGTACAGGTCGTTGCTCAGCGCGCCTTGTAGGTCACGAGCGATATCAGCGCACCTCGATGAACGTACCTGGGTCGACGTCCGTGAGCTCCTCGGCTGTGATGACGAATCCCCTTCCCAGCTCGAACATCCGCTCCTGCGAATGGTCGAGGCGATCAAGACCGCACTGGACGCCTAGACCGTCACCGTTCCCGGGACCACCGCAGACGTGACCGTCCTGCCGCACCTGGCCCGCTCCTGCTATCAGTCCACAACCAGCGCAAACAGATCGCGGCATAGGTCGAGGGGATGCTCGATCCGCGCCTTCTCACCGAGGTTCTGATCTCGATGCTCGGCTTCGAGATCAGAACCGCCTCCCGTGTCCTTCTGAAGATCGGCGACATCACTGCCTTCCCCACCCGCGGACATCTGGCCGCCTATGCCGGCCTCGCCCCCGTCACACGCCGCTCCGGCTCCGCCATCCGAGGTGAACACCCAACCAAAGGCGGCAACAAAGCCTTGAACCGCGCCATCTTCCTGGCCACGTTTGCCTCCCTCGCCGACCCGCTGAGCAGGGCCTACTACGACCAGAAGAGAGCCGAGGCCAAAGGCACAACGCCGCCCTCATCTGCCTCGCCCGCCGCTCAGGCGGCCGGATGGACCCCCGTGAGACGATCACCCACATGAACGAGTTCACCCCAGACCTGATCGCCGCCGCCATCCAGGACCGCGGACCAATCTGGGAAGCAGCAGGCATCCACTGGCTACTCACCACCGGGCCACGACCGACAAGCCCGCAGTCTGGGCCACCTGCGAGAACACCCACAACCTCGCCCAGCTCACCATCTGGACCAGCGGAGAAGCCGAACTCGATCTCGGCCACCCCACCGGCGGCGCCACCACGAGCACCCGCTACAACCTCGCCACGCAAGAGGACCTCGCTACGTGCCTCGACGACCTCACCAGCCTGCTCAACCAGCGCCCCGCTGCTTGACAAACTCCATAGGGACACCCCCGGCATGGCCAGAGCGGGCTCAAAGTTGTTAGGCCGCAGCCAGTCTGGGCGGGGACGGGCTGGAAGCACCGTCCACTCATGCATGTCGAGCAGGTTGAGGTCGACGGGAGGGTTGTCGCCGAATGCGTCGAGCATGTGCTTGGGGGGCGTGGTTCTCCGTAAGATGTTTAATGGCGAGCGATCCTAGCCAACCAAACCCTCCTCAAGTCGATGCAGAGTCGGCGGCGTTCTCCGTAGTTTCCGACTCCCTGCGAACCCTGACATTCTCGTGGACGGCGCTCAGGTGACCTCCTGGGGCCAGCGGCTTCGTCGTAAATCCGCAGTCCCGGTCGTAGTCGATGTCTAGGCCCCGCTCGACCTGACTGAGCAACCAGCGCAAGGCGGTGTTCAGCTTCACCTCGGGTACATCAGCGAACTGTACATAACGGGACAGATTACGTAGGTTCGTCGCCTCCCGACTGTGTTGGTGCTCCGTTGCGATGATCCACGGGAGGAAGGATTTGTGACTCACATTCCCGCCCTGGAACCCCTCGCGCTCGGCCGCTTGTTGTACACCGCCGACCGTCATGCCGTACTTCTTCGCGATCACCGCGTACGGCAGGCCCGCGTTGAAGTCGAGTCGGATCTCTTCTGGGTGTGCCTTGTAGTTCGCCACTTCGCCCCTCCCTTATCGGATCTGTGCCCGCTAGCGTATCGGCGGGCCGCCGCTGCCAGCATGGCCGCCACCTCGCCACTTTCTGGGGAGGTTTCATTTTCAAGATAGACCCTCTTTCACCCAGACAAACGCATGCGTTTTCGAGCGGATTTTTCCTCTCGCCTTTGAGTCACACCTTTCCTGAGATGTACTACAAGCACTCGCCAGTCACTTCTCGGCAACTGCGAGCCATTCCACTTCACATTGGCCACTGTCTTATAGCCTCTGGCGCGAGACGCCCAGAAAACCGGGCTGGATACGTTGCATAAGACGTGTTTAACGGTGGGCGGGGGTCGCATTTGTCAAGAGGGCTGAGAAGTTCATGGTTTCCTACAAAATCCATGCGCGTACACATGCCGCCACGATGCACCAAAGGGTTCGGCGTACCTGTGCGCACTTGCTGGCTTAATGCTGACCGCTGACAGAATTGCTGCTTTGACCTGCATAGACGTGGACGCGTGGAGATGGTTACATCTCCTAGCCTTTCAGGCCGAGGCGCTGACCTGCACGAACGCAAGGCGCGAAGGAATGACATCGCGAGCCTCTTTCGGAGGTCGCCGAGGTGGCCAAGTTGGCGCTTTTCCACGATTTGTAGGGTTCAGAGCTTGACTTTAGGCCACTGCGTCCCGCCATTTTCAAGGCCCGTGGCGGTATGTCCTGACAAACTGAGGTGCCGCCATGTGGTGGACTTGCTACGCACGGACACATCAATTATCAGTGAGCACCATTTACCGATAGCTACACATATTCAAAAATGGCTCGGAAGAATGGGCCAGATAATCGCGCTGAATAATCGTGAGCTGCGCCGTACCGGCGACGTGGGCGGGCCGGTCGAGTCCGTGGGCATGCTGTGGGGCATCGTGTCGGCAACGGAGTGCGCTGAGCCTGGCGCGATTTCGGGCCGTCAGCAGGGCCCGGACATGCGGAAGCCCCCGGCGATGCCGGGGGCCTGGGGTTGGGTGCTAGGCGCTGAGGGTCTTGTTCACGAGGTCCTCGGCGCGCTTGACCGCGATCTCGGCGGACCCCTCGGGCCTTTTCCCGCGCATCCCGCGCACGCAGTTGGAGCCGTTCCAGACGGACCAGACCCAGCCGTCGCCGTCCTTGTCGGGGAAGACCTCGCCCCAGATGTAGCCGTCGTCGGGGGGCGTAGTAGGCGACCAGGAAGGCGAGGCCGTGGTTGGGGTGGAGTCGCCAGACCTCGCGGCTCTCGGTGGCGGCGGTCAGTTCGGCGTCCTGCATGGTGAAGTCGTACATGGGTGGTCCTTCGGTTGTTGGTGGTTACTCGTAGGCCAGGTGCTCGAAGCACTCGCGGGCCGTGCGGCGGTTGGGGAAGTAGCGCGTCCTGTGGGGTTCAGGGCTTGCGCCGAAGTGGGAGCGCTGGACGAACCAGCGGCCCGCTCCCCCGGCGAGGGTGAAGGTCACCGTTCCGGCCCCTTGGATGTCGCGGTCTCCCTGGTCGTAGTGGCGGACCCTTGCGCCCTTGCGGTCTTTGGGGATGTCGGGCTTCCAGGCCAGGGCGTCGGGGAGGTAGCTCATGGCGGCGAAGGGATTGCCGGGCGGTACGGCTAGGCGTCTATGTCGGCTTGCCAGAGCTGGCCGATCTTCTCGGCGATCTCGCGCTGGGTGGCGGTGAGGGCGTTCTCGTCGTCCTCCAGGCCGTAGGTCTCGACGAGTTCGCCCAGCGTGCGGAGCGCAGTCTCTACGTCGTCGCCGAGCAAGGCGGCGAGGTCGGGCCGGTGCCGGTGCCAGAGGTGGCCCACCCTGCGGGCGACGTCGAGCTGGCGGTTGCTGAAGACGTCGTGCCCGTCCTCGATGCCGTAGGTGTGGACGTAGGCACCGAGGGCGCGCAGGGCGATGGCGATCTCTTCGGCGGCGAGTTGCTCGGTGAGCGTGGCCGGAGCGGCGAGGGGCGGGACGCTCAGGGTGAGGATGGAGACGATCACGTCGGCGTCGAAGGGGTAAGAGAGGCCGATCCTGGGGTGTTCGTCGTTGGTGTGGACGACGCTTGACCAGCCCTCGAACTTCTCGATGACCTCGAGCACCAGGATGTAGTCAGCGCAGCACTCGTGGATCAGGTGGCCGGGCTTGAGGTCGCGGGCCTTGATCGTGACGTGCGGCAGGGTGCGGGGTGCGCTGGGCGCTTCTTCGTCGTCAGTGGCGGGGGCGAAGTTGGCAGGCGGGTCGACCAGCTCGAAGCCCTCGGCGTAGGCGGTGGCCTGCTCGGTGAACACGTCGTGCATGGCGGCCATGTCGGCGACGTAGTCGGCCATGGGGTCAGCGCTATTGGCCGCGTTCTCCAGTTGCTGGAGCTTCTCGATCCAGGCGCTTCCGTCGTCGGTGATCTGGGCGGCGTCGAGGGTCTGGACGCGGTGGCCTCGGCGGGTAGTGGTCTCGGCCGTGATCGGCGTGACCAGACCTCGACGGACGAGCGCGGAGAGGGTGGCGGCGGTGGCGTGCTGGCCGGGCTCGCCGAGCTGGGGGCCGCCCCGATAGATGATGCCGGGCTTGCCCTGTTGCCGGGTCTCGTGGGCGTAGGTCAGTGCGCGGAGCATGGCGGGGGTGATGTAGGCGGTCATGGTGGGGGCTCCTTCAGGTGGTTGGTTGGTGGCGGTGCGGGCCCGGTGGTGAGTCGGGCCTGGTGGGTTAGTCGTCGACGGGCTCGGGCGGCGCGGTGGCGATGACGCGAGCGCAGAGGGCGCAGGTGAAGTCGGGCTCGCCGGGCTCCATGTCGAGGGTCCAGGGGTAGACCTCGCCGATCTCGGCGTCGTCGTTGTCGTACGGCGGGAAGCAAGCGGGGCAGAGGTGGCCGATGGGCTCGACTCGGTAGGCAAGTGCCTCAGCGGCGGGCCTGCGGCTGATCTGTGGGTACACGGCGGGCGGCCTCGGGTTGGTGGTGGTGTCGGCCCGGTGGTGAGGCGGGCTCTGAGGGGTTGCTCAGGCGGCGGTGGTGAGCCGGTGGAGGGGGGTGAGGCGCTCAGCTCGTGTTCGCGGTCGTAGAAGGCGAGACGGGCCCGCTTGGCTGCTGTCTCGGGGTCGTGCCAGCCGTAGTAGGCGACCACGTCGGCGGGGCCCTGCGGGGTGAGGGTGTAGACGGCGAACATGGTGCGACCAGTGGGTGTGCGGTGCTCGGCCAGGACAGCAGCACCGGACGCGGCGGGGGTGGCTGCAATGACGTCGTACAGGTGGGCGTCGAAGCCAACCGGGCGGAGGTTGACCATGTCGCCGGGGACTGGCGGGTTGACGGGGCAGGCGGGGGCCTCGATCTCCCAGCCGAAGTAGTCGACGGCGAGGGGGTGCGCGAGGGTGGGCAGCTCGTCAGAAGGGAGGCCAGCGGCGACATGAGTCTCCCAGCCTGCGATGGCGATCTCGGCCCAGCGCTTGGCGTAGAAGTCGCTCCAGAGGATGTGGCCGGGGTAGGGCTGCCCGTCATCACTCATGGTCTGGTCGGCGTTCTCCATTGCGCCGCTGATCGCGTGCCAGGCGTCGGTATTGCCCTCGGTCTGGAAGACGTGGGCGGCGAAGCGGATCAGCGCGTCAGGCGTGAGGTGAGCGGCCTCGTCGGGCAGGCCCAGGGCGCGGACTTCGGCGAGCTTGGCGGCCTCGGCCTCGGCCTTGCGGACCTCGCGCCAGTTGGACTCGTACACGTTGCCCACGGCCAGGATGCGGTGCCCCCCGGCGGTGACCGCGATGCTGCGCACGCCGAAGGTGTATCCCTCGGCCTGGGTGTAGCGCTCGATCTCCTCGGCCCGCTCCCAGACCACGCGCTCGGCGTGGGTGCCGAACAGGCTCACCTGGGTGCCGGTGCGCTCCTTGATGCGCTCGCCGTATGCGGTGCACCGCCGGTAGACGCCTTCGACCTTGAAGTCCCGGCCCTGGACCAGGCCGATAGAGCGGAGGGCGCGGGCGATGGCGATGGTGGGGGTCTTGGCGGGGGCGATCTTGCGGGCCATCTGGGGGTCCTTCCGGGGTTGCTGTCGGGCGGAGCCTCAGCATATCTCGTAAAGCGCTACATGTATTAGCGCTTTCGCGCATGCCGACGGGCTGTGACCAAAACGCAACAAGCCCCGGCTGTCAGGCCGGGGCTTGTCGTGGCGTCAGAGCAGGTCAGGCCAGGTAGGGCGGGCGTCGAGCGCCGCCGTTGAGAAAGTCGTCCATGGTGCCGTGCACGCGCTCCAGGCCATCGAGGACCTCGGCGAGCTGCTCCGGTGTCAGGCGCGGCCAGCGCAGCCCGATCAGGGCGACCAGGGCCGCACGCTCAGACTGCACAACCCTGCCCCACTCGTCCCGCAACCACTTCAGGTGCGCAGCCTCGGTGGAGAACTTACGAAGCTCGCTCGTCGCCTCGTAGAAGCTGGTGGCCTGATTGGTCAGCAGGGTGTCGAGGACGGCGGGCGCGAACGGGACTGCGCACTCGTCCGGGTAGGGGATGCCGTCGTCGTCTCCGGTGATCAGCACCGGGTCCCGGCGGCTGGAGATGCACGTCAGGAGGATCCTGGGGTCGTGCCCTGGGGCGGGCTGGTCGTCGTACTCGATCCCTTCCGCCAGGATCGCACGGAGGAGCTCCAGGGCTTGGGCGGGCGGGGTTGAGTCGGGGACGTGGTAGGTCACGACGGCCAGGGCGTCGATGGTGTGAGTGCCCATGGTGATCTTCCTTCGGGGTGGTGGTTGGTGGTGGTGGTGGTGCGGGCCCGTTGGTGATGCGGGCCTGGTGGTGGGTCTAGCGGGCGAGTACGGCTTCCTGCGTCATGCAGTGCCCACAGGTGCAGTCGACAGGGTCGAGGTCCCAGGCGCTGGCATAGCCGGTGACGCTGTCAGCACCGAGTACGTGGGCCAGGGCGTCGGGGTCAACGGAGAGGATGCGCACATGGCCGGGCCCGGTGCGGTCCACGTAGACCTGGGCTGACGGGGTGTCGGTGTTGGTGCGCGGGCCCGTCTCTTCTTCTTCCTCGCTGCGGTATTCGATGTCCGCGCAGGTGCCGCATTTGCCGTCGTAGCCGTCTCCGTCGACCGGCTCGCCGCATTCGCACAGGATGGTGTCGCACTCGCTGCACACCGCCCCCTCGTCGTCCCAGTCCGCTCCGCAGTTGGGGCAAGGGGGAGGCCCGACGGGCTCGATGTCCCAAACGGTGAGTCCCTCCAGGGGCTGGCCGCTGATGTCGTAGGCGAGCACGTTGCCGTTCGCGAACACGTCGCGGACCTCGAAGTCGTCCACGATCTGGGTCCGGTCTCGCAGGGTGTAGCGGGTGGTCGAGGGGACCAGCCAGTCGGTGCGCGGTCCCTGTTCGATCTCGTCGGCGTTCCGGCTGGACTCCTCGGCCCGGGCCTGCTCGGCCAGGTATTCGGGCGAGGGGGTCCAGATCCACGGCTCGGGGCGCAGCTTGGTGGTGGGCACGGTGAGCTCCACGCCGTCGTGGTCGATGCGGGCAATAGCCGCCGGGGTGTCGTCTTCTAGGGCGGCCTGGACGTCGATCACGTCGACTGGCACAGTCAGGTCTGGGTTGTGATCAGGGTGGAAGGTGATCCCCTTCATGCCCGCCGTGATCGGGGTGGCCACCAGAACGATGGTGCGGCGGAGTGTTCCGGTCTCGCGGGTTCCGCCGTAGGTGATCGTGTAGGTCTGGCCGGGCTCGTGTTCGATCAGCCGGGCGTCGTTGTAGCGGGCCAGCACCTCGAAGGCGTCGGCCACGGTGACGACGCGGTTGATGTACCCCCAGGTCTGGCAGGAGACCCAGCGGCGCTCTTTCTTGTCCCACGCGTAGTGGTGCAGGTGGGTGATGGCGTCGCGGATCTCAGCGAGTTTGGCCATGCGGTTGCGGGCGATCGTCAGCATGGGCGGATTCCTTCGGTGGCGGTGTTTGGTGGCAGTCCTGGCGGACTCCCCGGCGGGCCGGGCCCGGCTGGGTCCGGCCTGCGGAGGGCTCGTCAGAGCTTGATGGGGTCGTGCTGGTGGGTGTCGCAGGCCCAAACTGGGGGCCATGCCCCGTCGTTGAGCCGAACGGTTCCCTGGCCTTTGCACACGCGGCAGCGGCGCGGCGAGCAGTAGTCGGACTCGCCGTTGCGGTTGACGGTGTAGGACACCGGCTTGGGTCCGCCGGAGGTCGAAGCGGTGCCCTGGATCTTCCAGCGCGTCCCGTGTGCCGCGCTGGCATCCATCACGCACGAGGTGACGACGACCGGGCCGAGTGTGGTCCCCCGGTCGAAGTACATGCCTGAGAGGGTGTCGCCCGGCTGGTAGGGCGGGCGGGGGTCGTGGCGCATGACGGCTTCCTTCGGTGGTGGGTGGTGGAGGTGGCGGGCCCGCTGGTGAGGCGGGCCTGTTGCGGTCTAACGGGAGGTCAGCGGGTCGCCCTTGTAGTCGACGGCGTCGAGCCGATCTGCCGGCAATTCGTGGAAGGCAGCCAGAGCCTGGAGGGCGTGGTTGCGCCCCTTGACCGGCATCGATTCGGCGACCTCGCCCTGGGGGCCGTAGTGAAGGCTGTAGCGGCGGCCTCCGTGGTGCTCCAGTACGGCGGTGAAGTCAGGCCCCAGGATGCGGAAACAGCCCTGACCGCGCAGTTCCAGGAACGTCAGCGGGATGCGGACGTCTTGCCCGTCGAGGTACCTCACGTAGTGGGTGAGGCCGACCACGGCCCGGTAGACGGCGGAGGTGAAGCGCTCGCGGTAGGTGCGCCACATCGCGTCTTTCGTGTGCCAGATGACGAAGCGGGGCGTGCGCTGCGTGTCGGTGGTCTCGATGGCGAAGACGGCGAACCTCGTCTTGTGGGGGCTGTCACGTCGTGCCCCCTTGGCGACACAGACCCTCCACGTGGAGTCCTTCGCATCCCCCCACATGACGATCTCGGCCTTGATGGTTGCGCGGGCGGTGTACGGGAGGGTGATGGTTTCGCCGACCGCTGGGAGGGGCGCGGGTGCCTGGGTGTCCATGAAGCGGGTTTCCTTCGGAGGGGCTGGTTGGTTGGTGGTGGAGCCATCAAAGCATGTGCGAAAGCTGTAATACAAGTCCAGCTTTACGAGAATCTTGCAACGAGTCCGAGAGCGTGGCACACAGGGGCGTCACACGGGGATGCTCGGCGCGATGGCCGCCAACATCGCCGAGCCCCCCACGCGAGCAGGCTTACACGCGACACCTGGACGAGGACGACGAGCCCAATCCTCTCGCGCAGCATCTCGTAAAGCTTAACTTGCATTACAGCTTTCACTCATGCTTAGCTTCTGCCACACCACCGACTACCGAAGGAGTTGGACATGGCGTTGCGCTGGTATCGCTACCTACCGAGCAGCGAGCTGTTCGCGCAGATCCGCGTCGAGTTCAAGCCCAACACCCACGACCTCCTGGGGATGCTCGCCCTGTACGCCCACAAGGAGGCCGACGGCTACGACCCAGAGTCGATCTCCGCCTGCCCTCGCCCCACCCAGGCAGGGTTCGAGTCCTGGATGCGTGAGGAGTACCGGCAGTACGGCGTCGACATCTCGTGGACCTGGCACGAGCACAGCGATGCGGATGGGGTCGAAGCGGCCAGGCAGTGGGCTCTGGGGACCGCGCTCAAGTTCTGGCCGAAGTTCGCCGAAGACTTCCGCAAGGCGTCCGCGTGAAATCCGGCGGGCCGATCTACCACGGTTGCGATCTCGCCTGCTTGGCAGCGTGGCTCGCCCGGTTACCGGGCAACAGGTCCAGCCAGCTCCGAGAGGTCCGACCAAGACAGGAATGCGCAATGAAGATCAGCCTCACCATCACCGTGGACGCCTCGCCTGAGGGCGTCCGGCAGTGGGCCACCGCCTACGGCGTGGAGCCGACAGGTGCAGTCGTTCGCGAGGACATCCGCCGGTACATCGGCAACCAGATCGCCTCGCACTTCGCGTACAACCCCGAATACCCCGCGATCAGCGCCGACTGGCGATAGGCGCGCGCGACCCCGACGACTCCCCCACCACAAAGCGAGCACCGCGTGAACCTCTTCGCCAGCACCGACCAAGCGGTCCGCCAGGCAGCAGCCGAGGAGATCATCGCCGAGCGCCTGGTCGAACTGACCCAGGTAGAGCTCGCGCTGGCTGCCGAAGCAGACGGCTGGCTCCGCAAGGGCCTACGCAACCGGGTGAAGGGTCTCAAGAACAACATCACCTCGTGGCAGGACTACATCGCCGAGGACTGCCCGCGCGAGGTCCGGGCGACCACCAGGCCCGGCGACCGCTGCTGACCGGCAGCGACCACCACCAAACACCACCACCAACCAGCACCTGAAGGAGTCCCCGTCATGAAGAAGGCCGACATCCAGCCGGGCCTCGTCTACCTCTACGACCACCGGGGCTTTGACAACCCCGTTGTGTTCCTCAACGACCTTTCCCAGCTTGTCCAGCACGCCGATTCCTACGACCGCCGCAACGGCTCCACCGTGTTCCAGACGTCCAGGGAGGCCAGGCCCGCACGGCTGAGCGCCTACGGCAACCGTGTGGCCGGATACCCGGCGCTGACCGTCACCTCCAAGAAGGATGAGACGCTGTCGCAAACGGCGGAGCGGCTCCAGGCCAAGGCCGCCACGGTCAAGCTGGACGACATGCTGGCCGCGACGAAGGCGAGCACTGACGACGGCTTTGAGTACATCCTCGTGTCGTCGCTACCCAAGATCCTCGGTGAGTATGAGCCGACCGTCACGGCGCGGCGCGAGGAGGAGGCGCAGGCCGAGGCTCTGCGTCAGGCCCGCCGCGAGCGCATCATGGCCTCGTGCGATCGGAACAACGCCATCGCCGACCGGCTGGCCGTCCACGGGGTGACCATCGAGCACCAGGAGAGGCACGGCTACCACAGCGGCGAAGTCCGGACCGCTCCAGTGAGTCTTGATGACCTGGAGAAGGTGCTGGGACTGCTGGAGAGCATGGCTGTGGTGGCTGACCACGGTTCGCAGGTGATGGCGCTGCGGGCCGCCTTCCCTGCCTCGGATGCCACGGTGGCGGCGACTGCCGGTCTGCTCCACGGGATCCGATCGCTGGGCCAGCAGCTCGGCGTGGTGGAATCCGGCCCGCTCCAGGTCGACCTGTCCGACCGGTGCCGTGACTGCGGCGCGCAGCGGGACCTGGGCGATGACGGCTGGGCTCGGCACGAGAGCCACCTGCTGTGCCCCTTCCACCACCGCGCCCGGATGGTCACGGATGAGAACGGCTACGCCTACGTGGACTGCTGCTTTGACTTCGACACCTTGGTTCCGCTGGATGAGTCCGATCGGGTCCAGTCGAGCAAGACGGGCCGCCTGGGGACCGTGACCGGGCGCGTGGCCAAGGCATCGGCCATCGTGACGTGGGACGCCGATCCTGAGCGGCGCAGGGAGGAGATCACCACGCGCGGGGGCCGGACCTGCTTGACCAAGGTCTGATCTCCGGAATGCACGAAGACCCCGCCGGGCTCCGGCGGGGTCTTCGCGTATTTCCACCAAACACCAGGGGGTACCATCCGCCCTGGTGCCCAACCAATCGGCGGGCACCACCCCGCCGACCGAAGGAACCACCGCTGAGCGGCGGCCTCGAGGCCCAAGGTAGCAGCCGGGCACTCGCGCTCAGCCTCGCTGAAGAGAGGGTTTCCTGCTCTCAGCGGGCCGGGATATCAACTACCTGTCGATGACCTCTGCCTCGACGACGTCCAGGCTGGCCAGGACGTCATCGCTGCGGCGGGGCGCCTCCAACTCGCGGGCGCGGTGGCTGGCATCGGAGCCGAACAGGCGGGCGATGGTGCCGCCCTCGGCCATGGCGCGGCCGGACGCCTTGACCGTCAGGCTGAAGCCCTCGGCGTCGGCCTCGGCGCGCTTGGCGAGCATCCGGTGGAGCCGGTCGATCTCGGCGGACAGGTTGGGGTCGGCGTAGCCGCCTTCCGATTCCTCGACCAGGCGCAGGAAGGCGACCCGCTGGAACTGCATGGACACCACGGCGTCCTCGACGGCGCGGAGCTGGTCGCGGGTCTTGATGGTGACCGGGATGGTGTAGGCGCAGGCGCTGCCGGGGCTGTTGGCCGGGCAGTGGGAGGCGAGGTAGCAGGTGTCGCACTGGCGCAGGCTGTCGGCCTGGAGCTCGACGAGGGAGCGGGTGGTGGTGGTCGGCTGGCCGTCGTCTCCGATGCCGGTTTCGCTCACCTGGGCCAGGGTCAGGCCGGGCAGGAGGGCTCGTTCTCCGGTGCGAGGAGTTGGTACCGGCTTCCGCGTTTGCGGGGCGGGGGTATCAACTGGGTCCGGCTCGACTTCCGCGTTTGGTCCGGAAGGCGTTTCGGGGGACATATCAACTACTTTCCGTTTGCGCGTGTTGATGTGGTCGACGAACCGACGCCAGCTCCAGATCGCGACCTTGAGGACCTCGCTCGCGTTGTCCGATTCGATGAGCTCGATGTCGAAGCCGGCGCGCTCCAGGTGCTGCCGGTGGCGTTTGCGGCCCTGGTCCTTGTACTTGCGGGGGTAGCGCTTGAGGGCGTGTCCGGTCCAGATCTGGGTGTCGCCGTACTGGGCCGGGGACAGCCAGCTCGTGGAGGCGACGGAGTCGAATCCGATCTGCTCCATGAGGTCGGTCTTGGTCATGGCCACGCCGTGGATCCGGACGCCGCGGCGGGCGAGCCGGTTGAGGAGTCCGGCGATGTCGCGCCCGGCGACGGAGATCTGGGGGACGCCGACCCGGCCGTAGCGGTCTGCCAGCCGTTCCAGTTCGGCAACGCCGTGCTCGGCGTGCCAGATCGGCAGGAACTTCTCCCCCAGGTGGTCGTAGAAGTCCGATCGGTGGCGGGCGAGCCAGTCCGGCCCCATGCTGGTCGCATCCAGTTCGGACACCATGGCGATCCGGTCGAGGTTGGCTTCGATGAAGGTCCGGTAGGCGCCAACCAGGTCCTCGACGCGCTCAGCGGGCCACTCCTGCGGCTTGGCGTTGAGGGTGTATCCGCCGGAGTCGACGAAGACGCTCTGGTGGTCGGGGTACTTGGCGGAGATGAGCCAGGGCCGGGTGAGTTTGGTCCGGCGCAGCAGCCCGACAAAGGACAGGGCGACGTGCTCGACGCCTTGGGCGGCCAGGAGGGTGCGCCAGCCGGGCACCTCCGAGCCGCCGAAGTACAGCGACAACATCAAAACAGGCCGGGCTGGTGGTGCTGGGCCCGCTTGCGGGCGGTTGACCAGTCGACCGGGGCGCGGCCCGCGGGCGCCGCCTTGCCTGCGGTGTGGCTGGTCTGGCCGACGGTGAACAGCGTCTGCTGGCCGCCGGTCGGCGGGGGGATGCGGCCGGAGCGCTGGGCGGCCAGGAGGGTGGACTGGGCGATGCGCTTGGCCTGGATGTCCTCGATGCCCTCGCGGATCACCTGGCGCATCCGCTGGCCGTAGGTGGGCGGCTGGGGCGGGCCGGCCGGGGCGGGGGTGGGCTGGGCGATGGCTGGGCCGGGCTTGGGCAGCGGCCCGGGGGTGGGAACCTGGCGGGCGCCGACGCGGGCCTGGACGGCGGGCAGGTCCCGCGGGTCGGTGACGCGGTTGAGCTGGCGCACGTACGGAGCGACGCGCCGCTGGATGAACGCGGCCTTCTCCTGCGGGCTGGGCGGGATGACCTGGCCGACGTGGTTGCGGGCGCCCGGCGCCGGGGCTGCCTTTCGCTTGTCGCTCGCGCTGGAGCGGTTGAGCGGGTCGAAGGTGACGGCGGACGGCTTGTCGTAGGGCGACAGGTCCACTCCCGCGCCGGGTGCGGTCGTCGGCCCCGGTACGGGCGCGGGGTTCTTGACGCTGGCGTTGCGGGCGGCCTGCTCCCACTCGGCGCGGGCCCGGGCGGTGGCCTGCTTCTTGCCGCGCTCGGCGCGGGCGCGGATGCGCTGCTGGCCGGGGTTGTTGACGAACCCGTTGAACAGCTTGCCCGCGGCGTGCAGGCGAGCGGCGCGCTGGGCGAGGATCTCGGGTACGGCGTCGGGGTTGATCACAGGGCGTCCTTGTCGGGTCGGGGGTCGGCAGCGCGCAGGCCGCGCACGCGGTCGACCTCGTCGACCATGAGCTGCCAGGGGGTCAGGGCCGCCTCGTGGTCCGGCAGGTACTCGGGGCGTGCGTAGGCAGGGTGGATGTAGTGCAGGAGGGGGATGCCGCTGCTGGCCAGGATCGCGATGACGCCTGGGTTGGGGTCGGCCAGCAGGGCGATGTGGGCGCCTTGGCCGCGTAGCCGCTCGACCTGGCGTAGCCGGCGAATGGCTGGGTCGTCGGGGTCGGTGGGGTGGGCTTCGAGGACGAACTGGTGGTCGGTGAACCCGTTGAGTTCCAGCCACGGGCTGGCGGGCTGGTCGCTGATGAGGGCCAGGCGGTGGACGCTGGCGATGGCGGCGTACAGGGCGCGGCCGGTGGGGATCGGGGCGCCGGAGGCTTCGTCGCGCAGCAGCCCGTCCACGGTCAGCAGGGCGAGTCCGGTCATCGGCTGCTCCACAGCAGGGCTTGGAGGCGGGCGGTGCTGGCCTCGGCGAGCGGCTGGCCGTACAGATGGCGCTGGGTGTCCAGGGCGGCTTGGCGGCCGACGGCGGCGATCTCGGCCAGCGCCGGTCCGATCCCGGAGGCTTTGGCCGCTTGCCAGCGGAAGTTGGCGAAGTCGCCGTAGCCGTGGCCGCCGGGCCCGAAGGCTTGGTGGCGGCCGGTGTGGATGTCGTCGAACAGGTGGCTGGCCTGGTCGACGGCCAGGTGCAGGGCGGTCATCGCGTTGGTGTGGCCGGGGCTGGCGATGGACGTGGATTGGGCGGTGCCGCGGGCGGCGTTGTAGCGGGCGATGATGTCGCGGGCGGTGGCCGCTTCGCGGTCGACCTGGGCCCACCAGTCGGCCGGGTAGAGGGTGCGCGGGTCGGCGGGTAGGCGCGGCGGGCGCACGGTCCAGGTGTCGGCGGTCAGGTCGTAGGCGGCGTAGGGGTGGATCGCGGTGACGCCGCCCGGGGCGTTGGTGGTGGCCGGGTTCCAGTAGTAGGTGAGCTCGAAGAGCTTGCCGCCGAAGTGGGTGCGGGCCGTCTGCGGCCACAGTTCAGCTCGCAGCAGGGAGTTGAGGGAATCCGCCAGCTCCGGTTCGGACAGTGCTGCTTGCTCGGGTTGGAGCTGGCGGAAGCGCAGGGGGTTGATCCCGATCATGACGTCCAGGTCGCCGTTGCCTCGGTCTCCGGACCACTGGTGGGAGATGCCGGATCCGGCCAGCCACAGCCGGGTCCAGGAGTCCGGGTCGCGGAAGCGGGAGCGCATGAAATGTGTGAATGACCCGGTGATCGTGTCACGGACGTGCGGCCGGAGTTTTTGGCCGTCGAACAGGGCCGGGTCGAAGCCGGGATCGGGCGTCGAGAAATAGCCGCTTTGGCCCGAGGTGACGGTAATACGCCCGGACGATTGTGCGGCATTGTCGAGATAATGTGACGCCGATTGGTAGCCCATGTATTTCAGTTTAGGGTGATTGGTGTTTTTCGAGTTATTCGCCGAATAGGCGGAAAGGGCCCTCCGGAAGCGCGCGGAGGGCCCTTTGTCGGTGGGGATTTCCGCCTATGGCCTGGGGGCGTTGCGGACCTGGTTGAGGATGGCGGCGTTGGCTTGGGCTTCGGCGGCCTGGCGGGCGGCGGCCATCATGACGTTGTGGACCTGCATGGCCGTCTTCTGGGCGACGATCTCGTCGGCGACGACCGAGCATCCGGCGGTGATCTCGTCGGGGTGGGCGGTCTTGTCGAGGGTGAGCTTGTCGCTGATGAGGGCGGGGTCGTTGGTGCCGACCCAGGCGCCGTCGTAGTCCTGGTAGATGACGAACGCGGTGCGGACGGGCAGGCCGGGAGCGGGCGTGTCATCCGGGCCGGTGGGGCTCGGGCCGGCGGCGGGCTGCGGGTCGGGGTTGTGGCCGATGATGGTGGCGGCGCCTGCGCTGTTGATGTGGTTCTCCGGGTGGTTGGTCGGCTGGTGGGCCTGGTGGTGTTCGGTGGCGTGGGCGGGCGTCAGCCGGTGTAGTGGTAGTCGCCTCGGGCGGCCCGCATGCGCTGCATAACGACGCTGAAGTGGGGGCAGAACTCGCACAGGAAGCGGTTGGAGCGGGCCTTGCCGAGCCCGGCGGCCTTGCGCTCGGCCGCGGTGTCGGGGGTCAGGCGTTTGGCCTCGGACTTGAAGTCGCCGCAGTTGGTGGTGCGGTTGTGCTTCTTCCAACAGGTGAAGGCGTCCTCTTTGAAGGTGTCCTTCAGCTCATAGAAGCTTCGACCCAGGCCCTCTCCGCTACGGACGTTGATCTGGTCGACGATCTGCTTGCGGGTCTCTGTGTTGCGCCAGTGCTTCTCCTCGACGTCGAAGAGCTGGCCGCCCGCGTGGGGGGTGCCGGAGGGGAAGCGGTGGCGGGAGGCCAGGTAGGCGAGCAGGTCGTCGGATTCGACCGGGCCGTGGTGGTCGGGCAGTTCCTCGATGGTGGTGCAGGTGCCGCAGAGCAGAAGCCGGATCTTGGGTTCGGTGGTCATGCGCCGTTTCTTGATTCGTGTCGTGGGGGTCAGGCGGTGACGGGGGCGTCCCAGATCGCGGCCCAGGTGCGGGGGCCGACGAGGCCGTCGACGGCCAAGCCCTTCTCGTCCTGGAAGGCGCGTACGACCTGGCGGGTGATGGGGCCGAAGACGCCGTCAGCGGTGATGTTCCAGCCGCGGTCGGCGAGCTTGGCCTGCACACGGCGGATGGCGTCCCTGTCGGCCTTGGCGGTGCCGGTGCGGTGGCCGATGCCGTAGACCTGGCCTGCGCTCAGGGGGAAGCGCGGCGCCTGGTTGCCAGTCGACGGCTTGGTGGGCCGGGTCGGCTTGGTCGGCTTGTCGGGCTTCTCGTCCGGGCGGGGCTTGACGCTGACCTTGGCGTACTTGGGATAGCCGTAGCCGACGATGTAGCGGCGGTCGCGGTAGCGGATCTTGACCGCGTCCTCGGTGTTGCCCTCGATGGTGACCACGCGGCCCCGGTTGTCGGTGCCCAGGACCACACCGACGTGGTCGATGGCGCTGATCGAGCGGGTGCCTGCCCAGTCGAAGAACACCACGGCGCCCTTGGTGGGCCGGTTGCCGAACGCTCCGTGGCGGGCGAACCAGCCTGCATGGTAGGGCGTGTACGCATATTCGCCGATGATGTCCAGGCCCTGCTCGCCGCCGGCTTTGAAGGCGCAGTAGGCCAGGAACATGTCGCACCAGGCGGCGTCGCGGAAGCCGTGCGTGCGGTGCCGGGAGTCCCACCACAGGCCGAAGGTGGTGTCCTTGTCGGGCTGCTCGCGGTAACCCTTGAAGCTCTTGAGGGTGTCGAGGAACTCCTCGACGGTGAGGCTCACCAGCCGCTCCCGCCGTCGTAGACGGGCAGGTCCAGGATCTCGCCGTCCTGCTCACCGTCCTCGGGGGTGACGGCCGCCTTGTTCTGCGGGGCCAGGGGCCGCGGGGAGTGGTCGAGCTCGCTCATGCCAGGCCGCCCTTCGGGCCGATCACGCCGGTCATGACGTGGCCGGGGTAGGCGTTGGCGGGGCTGTGGCCAAGACCGCCCCGATCGGGGGCGGGCTTGCGGACGGCGCCGTCGGTGATGCCCTCGGCCAGTTCGGCGCTCATGCTGCGGGAGGTGGGGTAGGCCATTTAGGCGATTCGCTTTCCGGTTCCGTTGGGCTTGCGCCGGTCGTTGAATATCTCCGCGAGCGGAGGCCCGGCGCCGTCGGTGTCCTTCGGGACGGTGAAACGCACGTTGTCGCCAATTCCGCCACGGCGCCGGTCGGTCGCTGCCATCGGCTTTCGAGTGCCCATGTGCGCCCTTCCTGGATAATTCCGACGTGGACATTTCCCAGCGTATTTAAAATGGCGTCACAAATGGTAATGTTCGGTCCCCGAGTAACCAGGCCGGGCCGACAGCGGGTCTGCTTTGGGGCCGGGGTAGAGCTCGTCCAGGCGGACGACGTCGGCCACCTCGATGACGTGCTTGCCCAGGCCGTAGCGGGGGGCGACCCGGCCGATGTTGGGGATCGGTGGCCTGATGGCGTTCATCGCCTGCGCCGAGGCGTTCATCAGCTCGTCCAGGCGGTCACTCACGAGGTTTTCGGGCAGCGACGCCCAGGGTCCAGCGGGCACTAATCGAACACCTTTCCGGTAGCATGCGGGCATGAGCGAGAGCAGCAGCGAGGAGTTCGACTCCGAGCTCGATGGGCCGGAACTGGACAGCCCTGGGACGTCGCTGGAACCCGGGGACATGACCCGGGAGGAGTTCTTGGAACGGGGCGGTTCCGAGGAGGACGCCGAGTTCTACTACGGCGAGCGCGACTACATCTAGTCGCCCGGCATGACCGGGTAGGGCTTGTCCTTGCTCGGATTGGTGTTGATCTTCGTGTTCGGGTTCGGCCGGAACTGTGCCCCCAGGTGCATTCCGGAGTGCTCCCCGAAGTGGGACGACCATTCCGGACTCAGTGACTGCGCGCCTTCTGAGGCCCAGTCACGCACGACCGGGTACTGGTCGGCGTGGCTGACCATCACGTCTGCGCGGCGCATCTGCTGGCTGCCCCAGGCGGCGGCCTGGATGGTGTGGGCGTTGTCGGCGTAGTTGACGCCGCGGCTGAGGCCGCGCTCGGCGGCCACCCGGCGGGTGGCGTAGTCGTTGAGGGCGTGGACGTAGCTCTTGCCGTCCGACAGCATCTGCTCGGGGCGGCTGTTGCCGGTGTCGTGCTTCTCGGTGACCTTCCCGGTCTTCTCGCTCACGGTGGTCTTGATGACCGGGGTCGCGCCCCTGACCGCCGAGACGGGCTGGTCGGCGTAGTACGGGAACTTCTTACCGTCGGCGCCGGTGTACATCTTCGACTTGCTGGTGGGCAGGCCCGGCGCGACGACGGACGCCTCATGGATGTCGCTGACCTTGTAGGCGTCGGCGTGGTCCTTGTCGGCCAGCGCGCCGCGGAAGGCGATCGTCTTGGCCGCGGAGTACGGGTCGCCGTAGTGATGGGTCGACGGGTCTCCGGTGGACAGGCTGTGCAGAGTGCGCTCGACCACCTTGTAGTTGTTCTGCTTGCGGCCGGAGATGAACCTCGGGTCGCGGCCTTCGACCGCTGCGCTCACTGCCTCTTCGGCCTGCTCGATGTTGGGCCATGAGTCCTTCGAGCGCCACTTGGAGTTCGGAGATGTGTCGGCCACGGCCTGGTTGGTCACCGCGCGAGCCATGACCGGGTTGTCCGCGAACTGCTGGTGGCTCATCACGTTGTGATGGGCCTGTTCGAGGCGGCCGTAGGCCGACATCATGCTCTCATCGTGACGCTTTTGCAGGTCAGCGTCGGGAAGGCGGGTGGTGGGCCTGCCGCCGTAGAACATCTGGGAGCCGGACTCGTTCACGCCCGCCTGGATGTGCTCGGCCATGACCCGGTCAAGTGCCTGGTGATGGGTCTTCTCCAGGGAGCCGACCGGGTTCCTCGGGTCGTGGCCGTAGTGCGCCAGCACCGCCTCGCCCTTGCGGTACTCCGGGCCCGTCAGGTCCTCGGCCCGCCGCTGCACGGTGATCTCGGGGTGATGCTCGTGCGGCTGGTTGATCGCGGGGCTGCCGCGCTCGGCCGCGGTGTTGGGAAACATGCGGTGGCCACCGGCCAGCCAGGTGAAATCGCCGTGGGACATGCCCTCTGGCCGCCGGTAGCCGAGCTGGGCGTCAGCGCTGCCGCCGGGGGCGGTGACCTCGCGGTGCAGACGGCGCATCCGGGTGGCGTCGGCTGCGGGACCCTCGAACTGCTTGGCGTTGACCGCGCGGGACAGTTCGCGCCCGGTGGTGGCGGTGAATGTGTTGGCGGGCTGGCCGGTGATCGGGTTGAGGTTGGGGTCGGCCGGACCCTTCTTCTTGGGGGGCATGCTCTACTTCCAGGTGGGCAGATGGCGGCGCATCTGCTCGGCGAACTGGGGGTTTGATTCGCGGCGGGCGGCCGGGTCGGTGACCTGCACGCCGTACTGGGCGGCCAGGCGGCCGAGTTCCTCGGGGCTGACCAGGGCGTTCTTGCCGCCGTGGGCGAGCCGCTCGACGGCGTCTCCCTTGGCGGTCCACTTGGTGCCGCGGGCCTGAGCCTGGAGGCCGGCTTGGGGGTTGACCTCGGCGGTCCAGAAGTAGTCCGCGGGCGCGACGCGCTCGCCCTTGTGGACCCCGCGCTGGTAGGAGCGCTGGTTGAGCTTGGCCTTGACGGAGTTGAGCAGCCGGTCCTCGCGGCGTGAGGCGATCGTGCCGAGGTAGCCGTCGGGGTACTGGGCTGAGGGGATGGCGGGGACGCGGCCCGAGCGCTTGGCGTCGAGCAGGTCGCGGTAGCCGGTCCCGGCTCCGCCGCCTCCGCCCGTGGTGGTGCCGCCGGGCTGGGCGACGAAGGTGTTGTAGGACCAGGGCACTACGGCCCCTGAACGTCAGGGGCGGGGGGCTGGGTGTGCAGGGCAGCCGCGCTGTGGTTCATCGCCGACTCGGCGAACTGAGCGCTCTTGCTGACGGCGCCGCGGGCTGCCGCGCCAGCCGCCGCGCGCAGGAGCTGGGGCCCGGCGGCCCGGGCGACCGTGCCCAGGACGGCCGGGATGGCAGCCAGCAGGGGTCCGGGCATGTCAGGCTCCCCGGTTCTGGTGCAGGTAGAAGTCGCCGAGTCCGGCCTTGGACGGGACGGTGTAGACGTTGCGGCCGGTGGCGGCCGACTCCTCAGCGTTGGGGTAGACGTAGGTGGCCTGGACGGCGCCCTTGTGGCCGAGCCGCTCGGGGATCTGCTGGCGGTAGCCGTGCAGGACGGCCTCGATCATGCCGCCCTTGGCGTTGCCGCTCTTGAGGACGCTGGTCTGGGTGGGGCCGCGTTCGGCCGAGCGGTTGACGAACGTCGACGCCTGCGTGCCCATGGTGGGGAAGGTGGTGGTCGTCTTGTCCTTCACGGACTCTCCTCGGGTCAGGACGCGCCCAGCCAGGTGCGCCGGTCGTAGGTCTCTGCGGACACGCCGTTGACGGAGGGCAGGACATCGCCGCTGGGCAGCATGCGCTGGGCGTCGGAGGGCGAGTGGCCGTTGGGGCTGGCGGCGTACGGCTCCAGCACCGAGCGCCGACGATGGCCTGCGCGCCCGGCGCCGACCTGCCGGGAGTAGAAGCGGGTCATGGTGGCCGCGCGGGCGGAGTCTGCGAATCCGCCGTTTCTGGAACCGTCCACGAATCCGCCTTTCCTTTTTGGTTCGTCCGCTTTTCCAGTGTAGATTTTCTGGCCGCCCGGAAATTAATTCAGCGTTCGGCGATGACGCGGATGTTGATGGCCGTGGGTGACCCGTCGGCGAGTTTCACCGTCTCGAATGACGGGCGAAACGACAGGGAGTAGCCGCGCGAGCCGACAAATCCGCAGGCGATGGCCAGGGCCTTGACGCTCTGGTTCACCGCGCCCGCTCCGATGGCCCGCAGCCAGACGCGTTTGCCGTCGTAGACGGCGTGGCTGATGGTGGCGGCCAGGGAGGAAGAGCTGGTGGTCGAGGCGACGCGCAGCAGCACCTCGTTGTCGTCGGGCAGGCTCATATAGGGCTCCTGAAAGGGAAATGCTCCGTGTTGGGAATCTTCCTTCCAGGGTAGATTCGGCGGTTTTTCTTTTGTTAATACGAAGTCGCCCCGCACGGATTGTTCCGGGCGGGGCGACTGGTATCTCATCGGTCAGGCGGCGTGCCGTTCGGTGAGGAGTGTGAGCTTTCTCAGCACGCTTTCCTGGGCGGGATTGGTGGTGCCAGCGACGGCCAGGTGGGCGAGCCGGGCACACAGGTAGGCGTCGGCGAGATTGTGGTTCTTGGTCACGAACCCGTGCTGCGCTGCGGCCGTGATCATGTCGTCTTTGCTGGCGTTGCCCCTGCCTGTGGCGAACTGCTTGAGCTGGGGCGGCGGGACGATCGTCGGGTAGCGGATCGGGTCGGGAAGGGCCTCGGCCAAGGCCAGCTTGACGGTGGCGCCGAGTTCGCCGGCCTGCTCGCGCCCGAACCGGGCCTCATACGCGTAGCCCTCCATGACCACGTGCTCGATGCGGTCGCGGTAGGGCGACAGTTCCTTCCACAGCCAGTGGTAGATCTCCAGCAGCCGCATCACGCCGCTGCCGTGCTTCTTGGCGGGCCAGGTGCCGGTGATGGCTTTGACGATGCCGGTGTCCGGGCCGAGGACGATCAGCCCAAAGCCGGTATAGGACTGGTCCAGCCCGACAAACAGCGGCTCGGGTTCGGGCATGCCGGGCAGGGCGAGCTGCATCACGCCCCCTCCCCTGCCGGGCGGGCGAACTCTTCCGTGACCTCGCCCCACTCGATCTCGCCGTTGACGTTGCCGAACGCCTGGTAGACGGTCGGCCGGACGGTGTAGCTGTACGGGGGGCGGCCGTAGTCGGCGGTGATGGCGCAGTTCAGGGCGCGGCGGGAGGCGTACAGTCGGCCGCCCATGGCGAAGATGTCGGTGATGGTGGGCGCGCTCATCAGCGGGTTCTCCGGATGGTCAGGCGGTGGATGAGCATGTCGGCCTGGGCGATCAGGTCAGCGATGGTGCTGGAGTTGGTGATGCGCCAGTCGAACAGCGGCTCGGGCAGTCCGGCGTCGCTGATGTGGTCGTTGACCGGGCCGACGCCGGGCCGTTCGACCTTGACCAGGGTGGCGCCGTACAGGTCGCGCAGCAGGGCGGCCTCGTTGGTCATGCGCACGTCAGAGAAGACCACGCGGTCGGCGCCCTCGGCCCGGCGGAACGCCTCGTCGATCCAGGTGCGCGCTCCCAGCACCTGGCGCACACTCATGCCGGTCGACTGGAGCAGTTCGCGCACCGGGGGGTAGATCTGCTTGGCCTCGTCCCAGCCGAACCGGTCGACCAGCTCGCGCAGCCGTACGGGGTGGCCGTCCTCGAACAGGGCGACGGGATTCTGCTCAGCCAGCAGCTCACGCACGGGGTCGGCGAAGGCCACCTTGCGGAAGTCGTAGTTTCGGACGAGGGCGTCGGCGAAGGTGTCCTTGCCTGACTGGGCGAAGCCGTGCAGGCCGATGATCAGCTTCACTGGCGCTCCTCCAGCTCGCGCAGGGAGGCCAGGGCGAGGTCGATGGTGGCGTCGGCGTGGCCCATGGCGTGTCCGAACCGGTAGGTGGCAAACAGCGCGGCGGCTGCGATGACCGCGATGAGGATCTCGGTCATCGGCGGGCCTTCCATCGCAGGTAGGCGTTCATGACGATGACGGAGATGGGGGCGAGCAGGCCAGCGATCACGGCGACGGTGACGCCGAAGATCAGGCCGTGTAGGAGGGTGTCGAGGTAGCTGTTCACGCCTGCTCCTTCAGCGTGATGTCTTGGACGGAGTTCGGGGCGAGGGTGCGGAGCTCGGCCAGCAGGCGCTCGGCGAGCCGACGGATCTCGCGGTTGGCCGTGAGGTCGAGCCGCTTGCTCAGCAGGTCGCGCCAGCCGCGGAAGTTCGCCGAGGCGACCAGGTCGGTGCTGGTGTTCAGGGGCAGCACCTGGGCGGCTGCCTCGCGGGCTTCCTTGATCTTGTAGCCGGAGGCGATCAGGTACTTGTAGAGCCAGTCGTAGTGGTCGCTCGCGGTGCGCCAGGACTCCTGGAGGACCCGGCGGATCATGGGGTTCTCCTGCTCGGCCAGGGTGGGGTGGAGGGTGTAGTCGCGGGGCGGGCAGTAGCGCAGCGACTCGACGGAGAATCCGGCGTGCCGGTGGCGGGTGAGTTCGCCGAGCAGGTGCCGGGACACGCCCTCGATGAGGAAGGCCGCGTGGGTGTGCTCCAGGACGCTGTGGTGGCCCTGCTCGAGGATGTTGGCCAGGTAGTCGGTGTTGCGGCGGGTGGCCGGGTTGGGTTTGTGCCAGCTCTGGTAGCAGATGCGCCCGGCGTACTCGGCGATCAGGTCCGCGTCGGTGTCACGCTCGTCGGGGTGGGCGACCCGGACGAGCACTTCGTTGCTGGCCCTACTTGAGCTCAGCAGGGTGACTCGCATGGTGGTTTCTCCTGGTGGTTGGTGGTGGATGTCTCGGCCGGTGGCTCAGCCGCTGGTAACGGCTCGGCCGCAAACGGGTTGGGCGCGGCGCTGTTAGGTCGTCCACCGGGCTGCTCGGCTGTCGCGGTCAGATCGGGCGGTGCGGCGGGTGAGCTCGCGCGAGAGGAACGAGCTCAGCCGGTCGGCGTTCTCGTAGCCGATCTGGTGTTGCTTGCGGGTGGCGTAGGCGTCCAGGCAGTGGTTCTGGGCGTCGACCACGTCCTGGTCAGAGGCGGCCTCGGCCTTGGCTGCCGTCACGGTCTTGGACAGCTTGCCGATCACGGCCTGGGCGCGGCGGATCTCCAGGATGCTGTCGGCGTACTTCTCGGCGATCTGGGCCTTGGCCAGTAGCCCGGCGTAGTACCCGACCCACTGGGTCATCTCGCCGAACAGACGCATCAGCTCCCGGTCGTCGAGCTCGGTCACGTCGTTCGGGACGGCCGGTGGCATCTCGGCCGGGCGGTCGGGTGCGTGCAACTCGGCGTACGCCCGCTCCTGCCGGGCCTGGATCCTCGCCTCGGCCTTGGCCGTGGTCAGGTTCCGGCTGCGGGATACCGTCCTCAACCTTCCAGCACTCCTTCACCCAGGCACAGCTTGCGCAGGGCTTCTTGTCGGGTTCGTGGTGCGCGCGGTCAGGCAGCGGCCCGCCGGCTATGGCGTCGCGGATGGCGTCTGCTCTGGCCAGCAGGGGCTCGAGGATGCGCGGCGATGGCTTGATCTCGAAGCTGCGGGTCTGCTGGTTGGCTTTGAACTCGTAGATGAAGATCATCGACTTGACCGGGATTCCCGTCAGGGCGGCCAGGTGCAGGTAGATATTGGCCTGCCGGACGTGAGGCGCCAGGGGGCGTTTGATGGCCGCCCAGATGCCGTCCAGGTCGAGCAGCTTCTTGCCCGCGGTGGTCGGGTGGGTGTGCTCGCGCACCAGCTCAGGCACGTCCAGGCGCAAGGTGCCCTTGCCGATGGACTTGATCTCAATGAAGGACTCCCCCACCCAGCCGTCGGCGTGCCCGGCGATCAGGTGCTCCTTCTCCCCGTCCAGGGGGACCTCGCCGTAGACCAGGCCGACGACGCTGTCGCACTTGGGGCAGGAGATGGGGTCCTCGCCGAAGTCGACGCCCTTGCGTTGGCAGGTCAGGCAGTCCCAGCGGCCTTTCAGGCGGCCCATCTGCCGGATCCAGCTCTGCCACTTGGCGTGCAGGCTGTGCCCCTCCTCGAAGATGGACAGCAAGCCGAGGCCGTGCTTGTCCGCGGTGACGGGGGTGCCCTGGCGCACGTCGCGGATGCGGTAGAAGGTCTGGCGGGGGCACCATTCGGCCGAGGCCATCTCGCTGGGGTGGATGATGTCCTGGCGCCGGTCGGAGGGGGCATCGGCCTTGGCGATGAGGTGGGCTTGGATGTCGCCGAGCAGGCCGCCTTCCTTCTTGGTGGCGCCCAGATCGGCCAGGCGGCCGGTCAGTTTCAGGCCAGCAGGGGGCTTTCCTCCGCTTCGAGGTCGGCGCTTTCCTGCTGGGTTGGCGGGTGCCACGTCCACTCCCACGGTGTTGTTCGGGTCTTGGGGTTCTTCAGGTGGGCCTTGCGCTCCCAGCGCAGTGCGCGCCGGTCGTGTGGGGGCAGGCCGCCCCAGATGCCGATGGACTCGTTGTTGATGCAGGCGAACTCCAGGCATTGCTGGCGCATGGGGCAGACGAGGCCGTCGGCTTCGCCGTTGCAGACGGCCAGGGCGTCGCTGTACTGGGCGGGGTCGAACCAGGGGTCGCGCCGGGGGTTGGGCCGAAACGGCAGGCACTTGGCGGCCCGGGTGGGGTTACCGCTGGCGCTCCAGTCGGGGGCGCGGGTGCGGGGCTTGAGGACCACTACGCAACCGCCTCCAGGTCGGCCAGGTAGTCCTCGCGTGCCATCACCACCCAGGTCCGGCCGCCCATTTCAATCTCGAAGAGCATTGCCCGGCCGTCGAGCAGGGCGTGGGTTTCGGCGGCCAGGAGTTCGTCGAGCTTGAGCGTGTAGGAGCGTTTGCTGGTGGTCTTGCACTCGATGGACTTGGTGGCGGTGCGCACGTCGTTCTTGCGGAAGGGCTGGTTGCCGGATCCGGCGTTGACGCTCCCGCCGTACACGGCCGCGGTGCGCTGTTCCTGCTGACGGGATGCCTTGTGCCGGTTCACCACCACACCGCCAGGGCGACCAGGCCGCAGGCCAGCAGGATCAGCAGCGCCGCCCCTGCCGCGGCCATCCAAAAGCAGCCGTCCTCGATGCGGCGGTCGCGCTTATGCACCACGGTCGGCCTTCTTCCTGACGCGCTCGCCGAGCTCGATGATCAGGTCGCCGAACAGCAGGCAGAGCAGGATGCCGCCGAGGATGAGGCCGATGTCCTGGCCGGTCATGATGCCTCCGTGGTGATCAGGTCCCGGTCGGGTTTGGCGGAGGCGGCGAGGATGCCGGCGCGCAGGCTTTCCTGGAGGTCGATTTCGGCGCGCAGGTCCTGGAGGAGGGCGTCCTTGCCTTGCCAGCGGCGCTCGCCGATGGAGTAGTAGGCACCCGCCCGCTTGATCAGGTCGTACAGGACGCCGTAGGTGAGCAGTTCCTTGGCGCTGTCGTAGTCGCCGCGCAGGAAGCCGAGGTTGGGGGCGTCGCGGAAGTACACGTCCAGGGAGGCGACCTGGCCGGGGCTGGCGGCCTTGTTCTTCAGGGTGCGCAGCTTGACGGTCTGGCCGACGCGGGTCTTGCCTTTGCCGTGGCGGGCCTCGTCGATGAACTCGTCGCGCTTGACCTCCAGGCGGACGTAGTAGAAGTAGTTCTTCGCCTTGCCGCCGGGGGTCGTCTGGGGGGTGCCGTGCGGGGAGAACTGGCCGATCGCGTCCCGGTACTGGTTGATGATCAGCCCGAACATGGGCCGCTCGGTGCCGTCCAGGGCGCGCTTGGAGGCGGCGCCCATCTTGCGGAAGAACTTGCCCACCAGGCGGGCTCCGACGGCGACGACGGCGTCCTCCATCGTCTTGTCGGCCTCTTCGCCGGGGATCAGGGCGGGGTAGGAGTCGAGCACGATCAGGTCGATGCTCTTGGAGGCGGCGAACGACAGCATCGTCTCGAAGGCCAGCTCCATGTCCTGGGTGGGCATCACGATCACGCGGTCGGTGTCGACGCCGAGGGCGTGGGCCTGGTCGACGTCGAAGTGCTCGGCGGCGATCCACAGGGTGGTGAACTTGGGGTCGCGCTGCTGGTTGGCGGCGACCGTCTTGAGGGCGATGAAGGTCTTGCCCTGGCTCTCCTTGCCGATCACTTCAGCCCACTGGTTGGCGGGCCATCCCCCGCCGAGGATCACATCCAGGCCGATCGAGCCGGAGGTGTAACGGGCCGGGACCGACATCTCCGAGCCGGTGACGAGGGCGCCCTCGCCGTGCTTCTTGTTGATCTGGGCGATGAGGCTGCGGGCCTCGATGGGCAGGGAGGCGTGACTGGTCACTGGGCTCCCCTGCTGACCAGCCCGGCTGTCGGTTGTGAATGTGACCCCGGCAATTCATTCTCCGAATTCTCGCAAATAAGTAAAGGCCGTACGCGGGAACGCTATGCGAATCCCGGATACGGCCTCAACCAATGTATTAACTAAGGTGCCACGATTGTTTTCGGAGTTGCTAGGCCAATTTCCCGCCTGCGATTAGAGCGTGTCACAGGCTCCGGAAACACAGGCGAATTCGCGAGCGCCTTCGGTGTGGTCTTCGGTTTCGTAGAAGACGAGATCGGCCCAGCGGATGGACGGCATAGCGGCCTTGGCGGCGGCCAGCCCTTCGGCAGTGATGGGCTGGTAGGGCGCCTGCTGGTAGACGTGGTCGGAGTGCGGCAGGAAGGAGACGCCGGTGATGTCGTCCAGGTAGTCCCACACCCATGCGCCGACGTCCGGCCACTCGTGGTCGCGGACGCTAACGGTGACGCTGGGGGTGTGCTCGCACCAGTGGCGCTTGTAGGTCAGCCAGAGCTCCAGGTGCTCAAGGGCGGTGAGGTCCTCGCGGGTGACCGCGTCGGCCGGGACGTCGATGGGGAAGGCGAAGACCAGGCCGGTGTCCGGCTGGGCCAAGTCGCTCTCGCAGGGCACCCCGGCGTCGAGCATGAGCTGGGCGAGCGGGTCCTTGGTGTCGGCGCGGACGGTGCGGATGTAGCCGGTCGGCGCGTACCAGGGGTGCAGGGCGGAGGAGACGCCGGCGAGCTGGGAGCTGTTGCCCTCGGGCTTGACGCAGGTGATGGCGGCGGCCGGGTTGATACCGAGCTCGGCCGCCAGGTGCTCGTTGGTCTGGCGGGCGGCTGCCCGCAAGCTGTCCAGCAGGTCGGCCAGGTCCGGGCCCTGCTCGCGCAGCAGTTCGTTGCCGAAGATGCCGTTGAGGGAGACGCCCAGCAGCCGCTCGGCCTCGCAGTTGGCCCGCCAGTCGGCGCGCAGGTAGGGGAAGTTGATCAAGGTGCTCTGCCAGGTGCCGAGGATGGCGGCGAGCTCGACCTTACGCCGCAGGCGAGAGGCGTCGTCGCCAGGCCGGGCCACCACCGAGGACAGATTGCAGAACTCATGCGGCCTGAGGAGGATCTCCATGCAGGGGTTTCCGCCGTAGGCGGTGTGGGCGTCCCGGCGGCCCCAGCGCGATGCCTGGCGTCGGGCGGCGCTGCGGTTGAAGATGCCGCGCTCGCCCGAGCCGCTGGCTACCAGGTCGGCCCACTCGCGGTCGAAGTCGGTCTTGGAGATCGGCTCGGCGTACACCGCGGAGTTGTTCGCGAACGCCCGTTGACCTGCTGCGTTCCACCACTCCCCCGACTTGGCCAGGGCCATCGGCCGGTCGGCGAGGTCGGACAGGGAGATCAGGGCGCTGCGCCGAACGCCGCCCGCCTGGACGACGGATGCGATCTTGCAGACCAGATCGTGGACTTCCAGCGCGGTGAGCTTGCGTCCCTGGGCCGTGCTGAGCAGGTTGACGGTGTAGGAGAACAGCTCATTCAACGGTTCGAGGCCGCTGGCCCTGCCGCCGAAGGTGCGCAGTCGTGCGCCCTTGGGCCGGACGGCCGACAGGTTCCAGGTGGGGATCACGCCGTCGCGCCACATGAGGGTCAGCAGGGTCTCGAAGCTGGTCGCCCAGCCGAGCTTGTTGTCCGGGACGACGATCTCTACCCCGTCCATCGTGCGGTGCAGCGCGGGGACGGCGGGGAGCTGGTTGATCTCGGCATGCTCGCAGGAGAACCCCACTCCTGTGCCGTGCATAAGGATGAACAGCACTTCGGCGAACGCCTTGATGTCGTTGATCGGCAGGTAGGCGCAGTTGTAGGCGCCGATCGACGACTCGTGCAGGGCGGGACCGGCGGTCATGAGGGCCCGCATGCTGGGGAAGACCTGGTGCTCGCAGATCGCTTCGCGGATCTCCAGGAGCAGGTCGCTGTCGGGGACGTAGCCGTGGTTGCGCTTGAGGTGGCCGGTCATGAAGGTCAGGTAGCGGTCGACGGTCTCGCCCCAGGTCTCTCGCCTGCGCTCCTCCTCCAGCCAGCGGGAGTAGCGCGACAGGGCGATGTAGTTGCGGAAGGGATCCTTGAGAGAGCCGTCGGGGTTGAGGATGGTCAAGAGGGATGTCCTTAGCAGGGGTTTCGCAATCGGCGGCAGGTCGGCCTAGACGCGGCCGATGATCTGCCGGGGGTTGAAGTTGCTGGTGCCGTCGTGGACCTGACGGGCAGGGGTGGCCGGCTGCCCCGGGGTGGTCGCCCCGCCTGCGCCGCTGCCGGTCTGGACGACGGGATAGCCACAGTCGAAGCAGCGCATCGCGGCCTGGGAGCCGGGTGGACGCATGTAGTTGCCGCTGGCGCAGTCCGGGCAGGTGTCGGTGAGCCTGGCGGACTTGGCCGCGGCCGGGGCCTGATAGTCCTGCGCGAGCGCGGGCTGCTCGAGCGGCGGGGGTAGCGGGGCCGCGGGGGAGGGGTCCCACCACGGCCGGGCTGCGCTGGCGGCCGGGGGCGAGGCGGGGGTCTGCGCCTGCGGCGGCTGCTGGCCTTGTGCGGCGGCCAGCTTGCGGGCCCAGAAGTTATTCACGGCCGTTCCTTTCCGGGAAGGTAATTACTCCTGTGTCGAGGAGATTGGCGATGATGACCAACGCGCCGACCCGGATGACTTCGCCATATTGTGTCGCCAGCGCCTCGCGGATTTCTGCTGGGACTTCTTCGGCCGTGTCACCCAGGATAGTGGCAATCAGGATTTCGGCAGAGAGCGTAGATAGTGCGGTGACGTCTTTCAGGAGGGGCGCGACGCGAAATAGCCGCCGCTTGGATTCGAGGTACATTTCCGGCGCGGCGTCGGTGCTAGGGGGCACCATGCCGAGCTGGCGCATGACCTTCTCGGTCTTGCGGGAGGGCACCAGGTCCCACACCAGGCGGTGCTTGAGCAGGGGCGTCCAGTCCAGGCCGTGCAGAGGGTTGTCGTGGCTCACTTGGCCTCCGACCAGCGCTGGACGATCGAGGTGTCGACGGTGAGCGGGACCGACAGCAGGCGCTGGATGCCCTCGCCGAGCATGGCCTGGCGCATCGCGGCCTCGACCAGCGGCGCCTGGTGGGTGGGGGTATGGATGACGAGCTCGTCGTGGACGGTGAGGATCAGGTGCGCGGGCTCAGGCAGGGCCCGCAGCCGGGGGCCGAGGCGGTTGATCGACAGTTTGATCAGGTCCGCGCTCGAACCCTGGATCTTGGAGTTGAAGGTCTGGCGCTCGGCCTTGGCGCGGCGGCCGTCGTCGGCACTGCGCAGGTCGGGCAGGCGGCGGTAGCGGCCGAGGATGGTCCGCACGTGCGGGGTGGGTTCGGCTCGCCGGGCCTGGCTGATGCACTCGGCACGGTACTGGTAGATCTCGGGGAACTGGGCCGCGTGCGTCTTCATGTGGGCGCGGGCCTGCTTCTCGGTGATCCCGGCCATGTCGGCGACGGTGGCGGGTCCAGCCATGTAGATGATGGCAAAGTTGAGGCCCTTGGCGACCTGGCGCATGTCCTTGGCGACGTCATCGGGGGCGACGCCGAACACCATGGCGGCGGTCATGGTGTGGGGGTCGATCCCGGCGTGGAAGCCCTCGAACAGGGCTCCCTGGCCGATGAAGTGGGCGGTCAAGACGAGTTCGATCTGGCCTTGGTCGCCGACGACCAGGGACCAGCCGTCATCGGCGCGGAATGCGCCGCGGATGCGCTTGCCGTCGGCGGTGCGCACGGGGATGTTCTGGAGGTTCGGGCCGGAGCTGGAGAAGCGGCCGGTGGCGGTGCCGGACTGGTTGAAGCTCCCGTACACGCGGCCGTCGAAGACGATGCCGGGCTTGGTGTCGGTGCCGACCAGGCCGTCCACGTAGGTGGTCTTGAGTTTGACGTCCTTTTGGTAGTCCAGGAGGCGGGCCACGAGCGGGACGCGGGCGTGCGGCTTGAGGGCGTCGGCGTCGGTGGAGTAGTCGTAGATGGTGACTGGCTGTCGGGCGCGTTCCTTCTTCTTGCCTCCCGGGGTGAGCGCGCTGGGCTTGAGGCCGAGGCCGCCCTCGCTCTTGGGCAGGTAGAGGATCTCGGCCTTCTGCTTGGGGCTGTTGAGGTTGAACCGGCGTCCGGCGGTGGCGTAGATGTCGCCCTCGATGGCGACGATGCGGCCGGCGAGCTCGGCGCCGAAGGTGGTCAGGACGTCGGCTTCGAGGGGTGCGCCGTGGTGGGCGGCATCCAGCAGCTCGGTGATGAGGGTGTGCTCGAGGTCGCGCAGGTCGCCGATGCCGAGCTGGTCGATGAGTTCGGCGAAGCGGTGGTAGAGGAGCCAGGTGTACTTGGCGTCCATGTAGGCGTAGCGGGCGACCTTGTGGAAGGGGTGCTGCTCGACGCACTTGCCGACGTTCTCTTTGTCGTAGTCGACCTGGTAGAGCTCCTTGACCAGGGCCTTGAGGCCGTTCTGGCGGTTTTCGTCCAGCAGGTGGCCCATGACGCGGGTGTCGGCGTAGGGCGGGGGGACGATGCGCTCGCCGTTGTACTTGGCGATGGAGATACCGTCGAACACGAAGTTGTGGGCGATCTTGGTTCGGTCGGAGTCGAACAGGGGCCAGCATTTCTCCCAGACCTGGGAGGGGCGAAGCTGGGCGGGTGGGGCTTCCCAGACGGGGACCTTGTCGCGGCGGATCCTGCCGTTGGCCAGCAGGCGCGGCTGGGTGTCGTAGCGCTCGATGCGGTTGCCGATGGGGTGGCCCATGGGGATCGACACGGCCATGCCGTGGGTGGCCATGGACAGCCAGATGACCTTGTTCTGTGCGGGGATGAGCCGGTTGTCTCCGGTCGTCTCGGTGTCGAAGGCGAAGGCGTCGTGGCGGGAGAAGTGGCCGATGACGTGGTCGAGGTGCTCGGGGGTGAGCACCACGGTGGAGCTGGGGCGCATGGGCGTGGTGGGCCCTTCGGTGGTTGGTCGGTGAGGTGGCGCAGGCCGCCGCCCCGGTGTGAGCCCTGGGACGGCGGCCTGCCGCTTGCTGGGGTTGGTAGCCCCTGGTGTTTGGTGGGTTAGGTGAGCTCGTCCACGAGCTCTTCGAGGTCTTCGCGGCTGTCGGTCTTGGTGTAGTTCTCGAAGCCGTGGACGGCCTCGCGTAGCTCGGCCAGGTCCTCCTCGGTGAGGGGGGTGACGGCCCATTCGGCGACGAGGTCGCGTTCCTTGATGGGGACCAGGTTGTATTCGGTCTTGGTGCCCTTGCCGGAGCGGGAGACTGACCAGTAGAGGTCGTCGCGGTCGATGGGGCTGGTCTTGGTGTTCTGGGACAGGGTGCGGATCTTCTCGGCCAGCCGTACGCCGCAGGCCCAGATCTTCATCTCCGGTTCGCCCACGTCGTTGCCGTTGCTGTCGCGGTAGGGCATCTCGATGACGTTGAACAGGACCTGGGTGCGGGGGCTGTCACCGAGCTGCTCGCACAGGGGGCAGTCTTCTGCGTGGCAGACGAAGCCCTTCTTGCCCTGGGCTTGTTCCAGCCAGTGCCAGGCGAAGACGGCGAACGGCTCGGTCTGGGCGAACTTGAAGACGATCTCGTCGGAGCCGACCTTGAAGGTGTCGGCGAAGCCGGCCGATGCCTTGGCCTGGTTGCGCAGGGCGTCCCAGCCGCCGGAGGCTCCGGCGCTCGTGCGGCCTGCTGGACGGCGGGAGTCGGTGCGGCCCGCGGGCCGGGAGGCGGGGTGTCGGCGCTGGCTGGCTTCCTTCTCCTCGGGCTCGGTGGTCTGCTCGGTGGAGGTGCGGCGCTTGAGAGCGCGGGCCATGTGGGGGTGCCCTTTCGTTAGTGGATGTTCTGGGTGTTCTGCTCGGCCAGGACGTGGACGTATGACTCGTTCTCGGTGGTCAGGCTGGTGGCTCGCGCGATGTCGGCGGCCAGGGTCTGCTGCACCTGCTCGCGTGCGGTGATCAGGAGGTCGCCGAGCTCGACGTTGTCGGCGTCGGGGAAGTCGGTGTCGAAGACGGTGGCCGAGGCGGTGTATTCGATCCACTCGTAGGCGCCCATGTTGACGTGGTGGCGCTGGGTGTAGGTGACCTGCATGTCAGGTGGAGACCTTCCGGGAGCGGGCCTGGTGTTCGCGGAACATGGCCAGGACGCGCTCGGTGAAGCGGGTGTGCTTGATCGGCCGGGAGTGGGGTTCGAGGATTCCCTCGTCCTGGGCGATCTGGCGGATTTCCAGGACCTGGGCGCGGGTGTAGAGGCGCCGGGAGCCGCGGGTGTCCTTGCCGGTGAAGCGGTACTGGGGGTGGGGCAGGATGCCTTCGCGCTCCCACTTGCGGATGGTGACGGCCTTGCGGCCCAGGACGTCGGCGAGTTGGCCGACGGTGAAGAAGTCGGTGTCGATGCCGCGGACCTTGTAGACGCGAGGCTTCTTGCCCTCCAGCGGGTCGTCGAGCTCGGCGGGCCGCTGCCAGGAGGCGGGGATGGGGGTTTCGTTTCCCGCGGGTGGTAGGTGTGCGGCGGGTCGTGCGGGTGTGGTGCGGGGTGCGCCCGGGCGGCTGGAGTCGGTGCGGTTGCCGGGTCGGGTGGGCTGGCGCGCTCCCGGGCGGGTGGTGCTCATCACGGGGGGCTCAGATTCCCTTCAGGGCGTAGGTGATGGTCGTGTCGATGAGGGAGTCGAGCTCGTCGGTGGTCAGGACGTCTTCTTGCTGGAGCGCGTAGAGCTCGTCTTGGTCCAGGACCTCGATGACCTCGTGGCGGAAGACGCGTTTTTCGACGTCAGGCCCTTTGGAGCGTGCCAATGTGCGGGCGCGCTCCTCGTTGACGGTCATGGAGACACGTTTCTCGCGGACGAAGCCGGAGTAGGTTCTGTCGCCCTCGTACGGCTGGTCGAGGGTGATCGTCATGTGCCCCTTGGCGTCTTCGTCGCCGTGGTGGGCGGCAAGGTCGAGCAGGTCGGCCCGGAGCGCCTTGACACGGTTGTCGATCTGAGCGGCTTGCTCGCGCAGGGTGGCCCACTGGCGGAAGAGCCGCTCGGCCCGCTGGGGGGCGTGGTCGGGGGTGGCGGGTTCGGCTGGGGCGGTTCGTGTCACCCTGCGCACGATGTCTCACCTCGATGAATATGTCGGGGTTGGATAGGGAAGACCCTAACCAGACATCTTGGCCGTCCACAACGTTACTACCCAATAATCGTCAAATAATCTTTGACAGCGCTACTTTGTTTACTACTTTCGCTCATGCTAGTGCGAGAGTGCGCCAGCCTGCTGACGAGGGCTTTCGGCTCCGGCTGCCAGCACCTCCCCCAGGTGCGAGGTGAGGGAGGTCACGTCGTTGTCGATCCGGCCCTGATGGTCGGCGCCGCGCCCGTCCACGGCCGCCTCGCCCACGCGGCCCTTGAGCGCCAGGCGCTCGTACTCGCGCACTTCGATGCTGGCTGCGGTGATCAGCCGGAGCACGCACACCCTGCTGTGCCGGGAGGAGGCGCGGACATGGCGCGCGGTGATCTGTCGGTACTGGCCCGCCGAGCGGGGCGGGTCGAGCAGGATCAGGTGGCTTGCCGCGGGCAGGTCGACGCCGTAGGCGCCTGCGTGGCTCATGGCGAAGATCCGCACACTGGGGTCGGACTGGAACTTGGCGACGGCCGCCTGCTTCTCCCCCGGCGTCATCTCGCCATGGTAGGTGACCAGTTCCACGTCAGGAAACATCTTCTGGACGATGTTTAGCATTCCTGTAAAGCGGGAAACGAGAATGGCTTTCGCTTCTGAATTCGTCAGCAGGTCGCGCATCTCCTGCCGCAGGGCGGCCATCTTGGCGCCCTCGCTCATGCCGTCGACCGCGCCGGAGGCAACCAGGTCGAAGCAGTATTTGCTGCCGGGAAGGACCTTCGGGGCTCCGGGCCGGGTCCGCAGGTGTTCGGCCTTGGCGTAGTTGGCCGCGCTGGCGCGCACGAGGTCGGGCTGGACCAGCAGCATCTGCGCGGCGGTGTGCACGGCCATGACCCGACCGGCGAGCGTGTTCTCCTCCCGGCCTGCGTAGTAGGCGCTGGGATCCCATTCCGCGGTGGGCCCGAGCTGCTCCAACTCGGCCAGCAGGTCGGCTGATATCTGCTGGTAGACGGCTGCGGTGGCGGGCTCCATCTCGATCATTCGGGTGCGTTCTTCCACGGCGGGCATGTACGGCGCGACGTCGGCGTCGGTGGTGCGCTTGCGGACCAGGGCCGGTGCGATCTTGGCGTGCAAGGTCTTCATGTTGCGGTAGCCCTTAACGTTGCCCCAGGTGTCGCGCCGGATGTAGGCCCGGTCGTAGGCGACGAAGTCGCCCAGGACGTCAGGGTCGACCCACTCCATGATCGAGAACAGCTCTTCGAGCCGGTTGTCGACCGGCGTGCCGGTCAGCGCGAGCCGGTAGGGCGCGGTGAGCTTCTTGATCGCCTTGGACCGCTTGGCCTTAAACGATTTGATCGCAGTCGCCTCATCCAGCACCACCAGGTCGAACCCCAGCCGGCGAAGGATGCGCAGGTCGGCCACGACGGTGTCGTAGGAGGCGATGACGTAGTCGGGCCGCTGGTGTTCCATCCGTGCCCAGGCCGCCTGCCGTACGGCCGGGCTGCCGTCGATCACCGTGCAGTAGCGCTCCTCCGGGACGACGATCGGTTCGCCCGCCACGACCAGTTCGGTGTCGGCGACGTCGGTGAAGCGGGCGATGGAGGCGGCCCACTGGAGTTTGAGCCCGGACGGGACGACGATCAGCGCGGAGGTGATGTCGCCTCGGCCGAGCAGTTCCTCGGCCACTGCGATGGCCGTGACGGTCTTGCCGAGGCCCATCTCGAAGGCCAGCAGCAGCGAGCCGCGTTCGGTGAACCTCTCGACGGCCTGGTCTTGGTAGGAGTGCAGCGTGATGGTGAGCACACCCAACGGCAAGAGCCCGTCCCAACAGCGGCTATTCCGCTGGGACGGGCTCGTGGGCGGGAGTTGCTAGCCTGCGCGCAGCCAGCGCGAGAGCAGGCCGGGGGTGGCCAGGTCGACCATGGTGCGCAGTTCGGTGTCGGTCAGGTCGCCCGGGTCCAGGCCCGTGGTGTCCTCGCGGTCGACGAGGTTGGCGTAGTCGACGAAGAGTGTGGACAGCCCGCTTCCCCGAGCGGCCTGCCACAGCTTGCGCGAGTAGATCAGGCCCGCCTCGTCGTGGTCGGGGAAGTCGATCAGGGTGTCGGTGACCTGGCGGATCAGCCGGAGCTGCTCAGCCGACACCGACGCGCCGTAGGTGGCCACCGCGCCGGGCACTCCGGCGGCCAGCAGCCGTGGCGCATCCAGCGGGGATTCCACCCGGACGACGGGCTGGCCGGGCTTCACGGTGTTCAGTCCGAAAAGGGCCGTGGACTTCTTGAGGTACTTGGGCCGGTTGCGGAAGAGTCGGCGGTTCTTCTCCTGCCAGCCCAGCAGGGTGCCGTGCTCGTCGCGCACGGGAGTGATCCACAGCTCTTCGCGCGGGCACCAGAGCACGCCGTAGGCGGCGCACGCCTGCGCGGTCAGTCCCCGGCTGCGTAGGGCCTGCGGGGGCGGGGTGGTGTAGATGGCCAGGGCCGCTTCGGTGATCAGCTCGCTGGTGTCGACGGGCGGGGGTGGCTTGGTGGCCAGGAGCCGCTCGGCTCGGGCGATGGTGCCCCGGGCGCGGATCCAGGCGACGGCGTCGGTGCGGTCGATGCGCAGGACGTAGGCGACCAGGTCGGCGAAGCGGCCCCGGAACCCGCACGAGAAGCAGTTCATGAAGCCGCTCTCGACGTTGACCGCGAAGCTCGGGTTGCGGTCTTCGCGGCCGGTGTATTCCAGGTGGGCCGGGCAGCGGCAGGTGGCCTCGCCGGAGTCGTCGATGCGGATGATCTCCAGGCCGAGCGCCTCCAGGGCGGAGATCACGTCGCCGGGGACGACGTCGGCGAAGGCGTCGAAGCCGGAGGTGATCTTAGGCCGCGACACCGTAGCCTCCTTCGTCCCAGCCCGAGCCTGTGGGGTCGTCGATCTCCTCGAAGAGGGCGCGCTCCCAGTCCCAGGCGTAGTGGACGCGCATCGGCGAGGCGGTGCGGGCCAGCACGATGCTGATGACGTTGATGTTGTGCTCGTCGGTGCGTTCGACTGCCAGGACGGCGTCGCTGTCTTGGACGAAGCTGGAGCTGTAGCCGATGGAGTAGCTGGTCACCTTCTTGCCGTTCATCTTGCTCTCCAGCGCCTGGGTGGCGATGACGATGGGCAGGTTGAGCTGCTGGGCCATCCGCTTGAGGCCGCGGGTGATGTTGGTCAGCGCCTGCGGGGATCCGGCCGGTTCTCCCTGCTCGTCCTGCATCATGTAGACGCCGTCGACGAAGACGATGTGCGGCCGGATCTTCTCGATTTTGGCGCGCAGGCCGGTGAGGGTCATGACGGACTGGGAGTCTGCCGACAGGTGGAAGCTCGGCATGGACTCCATGGAGTGGACCGAGCGCTCCAGCTTCTTCCACTCGGCCAGGGACAGGGTGCCGTTGCGGAGCTTGGAGTGCGGGATCCCTGCGCGGAAGGCGTCCAGTCGCTGCTCTTGCTCGAGGTTGGACATCTCGAAGCCGATGAACAGCGGGCTGTATCCGGCGTCGTTGGCGGCCTTGGCCATGAGCAGGGTGGCGGTGGACTTTCCCGCCTTCGGGGGGCCGACGAAGGTGATGAGCTGGCCTCCCTCGAATCCGCCGAGCGCCTGGTCGATGGCTCCGAACCCGCTGGGGATGCCGCGCAGGCGTCCGTCCAGTTCGGCCAGTTCGCGGTAGCGCTGGATGCGCTGCTCGCCGTTGGTGGTCAGGTCGACGTCGTGCAGGGTCGGGCCCTCGCGCATGATCTGCGCCAGCACGGTGGCGATGGCGGCCGTGGCGCCGGTGACGTCGCGCCGGGTGTGCTTGAGCACGGCGTCGGTCAGGCCGGTCTCCAGCACGACCAGGTGCCGGTGCTCGCGCATCTTGTCCAGCAGGTAGGGCAGGTCCTCGTCGGCCTTGATCAGTTTGTAGGTGGGGTGGTCGGCCTTGACCGCTGCCAGAGAGGGGACGGTGCCGTAGGTCTGCTTGTGGCTGGTGATGGCGTCCCAGACCTGGGCGGATTCGGGGTCGCGGAACCAGACGCGGGTGATCCCGGCGTGAGCGAGGGGCCCGAGATCGCCCAGTTCGATCACGCGCGAGATCAGCGAGCGCTCGATGTCCATCAAAAGCGTCCCATCTGGAGCAGGTTGTCGGTGGTGATCAGGCGCCCGCGTGAGCCGTACAGCAGGGCGTGGTGGGGGTCGGTGGTGTAGACGGCCGCCACGTACGGCATGGACGCGAGCCGGCGGGCCAACACTCGCGGCTGGTAGGCCCACACCCGGGAGGCGGGCACCTGCTCGGCGTCCAGCCGTTCCTCCAGCGCGGTGGCGAAGTCCGGGCCCTGGGTGGTGATGACCTCCAGGGTCTGGTGCAGGCGCCAGGACAGATCCCACATGACCTTGACGACCAGGTCGTCGAGGTCCCACTCGAGGGCCAGGCGGTGCCACTGGCCCAGGGTGCGCTTGACGGCGGCCAGCCCCTTGCGGGCGGGCGGGTGGCCGATCAGGTTCTCGAACTCGATCAGCAGCCGCGGGGTGGTCTGGTTGCTGATGTCACCGCCTTGCACGGGCGGCCTCCTTGCGCAGGTCGACGCCGCCCAGCACGACTTCGTCGAAGGTCTCGTGGGCGAAGGAGGCCATGGAGGGGTTGTAGGACTCGCCCCAGGCGGCCAGGCGCAGGTTGGTGGTGGCCACGGTGGGCAGGGCTCGGCGAAAGCGCATGCGCAGCAACCGGTCGACCTCGTCGATGGCGGCGTTGCTGGCGGTGCGGTGTTCCTTGCCGACGTCGTCGAAGACCAGCAGCGGTGTCGTCTCGGCCTTGTGGACCATGCGTTCGATGGCCCACCACAGGTCGATGGCCTCCTGCACGCCCCGGTCGGCCTGGGCCTTGATGGCGTGCTGCTTGGCCAGGGCCTTCATGTAGTCGGCGACGGCGACGAACATGATCCCGGCGTTGTGGCGCTCGGCCGTCTCGGTGGCGGTGATGCAGGCGAGGGTGGTCTTGCCTGCCCCGGCGGGGCCGACGAGGGCCAGCCCGCGTCCCAGGAGGCTTCTGGAGGCGTTTTGAGCCTCACTGCTCACTCTGGCCTCAAATGTGTCGAGAAAGGCTTCTACGGACGATCTGGCGGCGTGTGCGTGGTTGTTGTAGGGGTTCCAGTCGGTGAGCCGCAGTCCGCGGTACAGGGCCGGGATTCCGGCGAGGTTGGCGCGGCGCGCGACGGCGTCGGCGGTGAGGGCGGGGGTCACAGGCTCGTCCAGTCGTCGGGGTTGAACGGTTGGTCGTCGGTGAGGCCGGAGGACCACTCCTCGGGCCGGAACTGCTGGGCTGCCTGGGCGCTGCGGGCGCGGGTGATGTGCTGCCACAGCAGGGCCCGCTTGGCGAGGAAGTCGGTCCACGGGACGGCGGAGTCCGAGCGGTAGCCGGGCACCGTGGCGTAGGCGGCGATCATGTCCCGGATCTGGTCGGGGGCCGCGCCTTGCCGCATCCACCGGTTGAAGGCACCGGCGAGCTTGGTCTGGTTGGCCACGTCGATGTAGGCCGGGAACCCGTCGCTGGCGCTGCCGGTCATCGCCCGGGCGAAGTGCGCGGCCAGGCCGAGGCCGGTGTCGGGTCCGGGCGCCCGGCGGGTGCGCTGCTGGCGCGGGGGTCGTGGCTCCCGGACCCCGGCGGCGACCGCCGGGTCGTGCTCGTCGTCCAGCTCCATCTGCTGGTGGCGCATCTTCGGCGTCGTGGCGGCCCGCCGAGCCGCAGGCGCGGCGTATGAATCTAGAGACGAAGTCTCTAGATGAATAGGGTTTTTAGTCTTGGGTCCAGATTCCGGACGAGTTGGTACCGGCTGGCGCTGCGATGTATCAACTGGTCCAGATTCCGGACGGGTTGATACCTCCCCTGCCCGGAAGGGCGGGGCGGGGCAGTTCTCGTCCCAGAAGTCGGGCGTGGTGATCCGCCGCACGACCGACAGGTAGCCGCGGGCCTCGCCCGGCCAGTGGTCCTCGGCAACCTCCTGGAGGATCCCCCGGTCGGCGAGCTTGGCCAGGGCGGCGTAGACGGTCGAGCGCGAGGCGCGGACCTCCCGGCACAGCGACTCGACGCCGAGCCAGGTCATGCGGTGGTCGGCCCCGGCGGAGTTGGCCAGCCGGAGCAGGACGAGGAGTTCGGTTCCCTTCACCGCCGCAGGTGCTTTCTGCCACACCTCAGCAACGATTTCGATGGCCAATTGAGTTACTTTCCTTGCCGAAATTCCTGAATTACGGAGCGCGTGGGGTAGCGTTTATGTTTACGGAAGTCCGGTTCCCTTCCCGGCTCCTTCCTCGCAGATGATTTGCCTGTCTGCGAGTGCGTGGTGGTTAAGGGCCCCCAGCCCCGTCCTCTGTGTGGCGGCTTATTGCTGGGGGCCCTTCGCGTTTTAGTCCTGGTCGAAGTCGCTGAGGAACGCCTCGTATTCGGCGCGGGTCATCTCGCGCTTGGTCTCGCCCTTGCGGGGGCGTCCGCGCCCGGCCAGGCGAATGGTCTGCTTGTCCTCGTCTATGAGGACGGTGACCGGATCTGCGGCGGTGTCGCGGGCCTTGCCGCGCGCCTTGGCGGACGGCTGTGGGTTCTGGCTCGGGGCCGCCTGGGCGTTGAGTTCCTCGTTCAGGCGCTGGAAGTGGTGGCGTACGGCACGGGTGAGCGGGGCAAGGTGGACCGGTTCCATGCGGCGGGCGGCGTTGGCGTGGTCCTGCTGGGTGAGGTGCTCGATCGTGAAGGCGAGGGTGGTGAGCAGGTCGGGGACGTCCGCGGGCCGGGGCGCGGGGGCGGGCGGGATGGCCTGCGCCTCGTCTGCCGGGGCGGCCTCCTCCTCGGCTGGCGCCGCTCCCTGGTCGGGGCGGGGTGACGGGCTCGGATCCTCGAGCGTCAGTTCCTGCTCGATCTGCTCGAGTTCGGCAGGCTCGCCGGACGGGGGCACGGCGTCATCGTCGTCGTCGGCGTCGTCGGGGTGCTCCTCCTCCGGGTCCTCGGCCGGAGGGTCATCGGTGTAGGCCAGGTCGTCCAGTCCGGCGGTGAGGTCCTTGACGGGGATTCCCGCGGCCACGGCCTGGTCGAACAGCGTGCCGGTGTCCTCGTCCGGGGCCTCGTCGGATTCGCCCCAGGCCAGCACGAGCACGGCCTCCTTGCCGTCCCGCTGGGCATTGGCCAGCGTCTGGATGAGGTCGTCGGCGACGTACATGGTCTCTTCGGAGCGGGCGCAGGAGGCCAGGACGAGCTTTCCTCGGCGGCCCGGCTTCGGGGCGGCCAGCGCGGTGTAGGACACCTCGGATGCCTCGGCCCACTCCGCGACGTCTACGACGGCCTTGCTGGTCAGCGCAAGATCGGCGGGCAGGTAGAGCGCGACCTCGCGCTCGGGGTCGTCTTCCAGCCAGTCGGTGAGCAGGTCCCAGGTGTTGTCGGTGCTGGATTCGCCTGCTCCTGCGACGGCGAAGACGAGGGGCTTGGTGGTGGTCACGCAGATCCTCACATATTTGAAAGCGGGAGATGCGTCTCAGCTTTACGTAAAGTGGGAGTCTGCGACAACTTACGTATCAACTCGTGGGGGAAGATTCTCAGCGCGGCAGGTCGGGCACCCGGGAGGCGCGGCCCCTCCCCCGAGACGCTCGTTTGCGCAGCTCAATCAGCATTTCTGTCAGCGACTGCGCGGAGGTTTCGGGGCGGCTGGACATCCGGGTGACGACGGCCGCCACTGCCGCGGCGGCCAGGGCGTGCGTGAGCTGGGGCGGAGCGAACGGCAGCCCGTAGCAGGCGCCGATCACCAGCAGCGACTGGAGGGCGGCGGGCACCGGCACGACGGCGCGGACGACCTGGTAGGCCATCCACGCCGCCAGACCGGTCAGGACGACGCTGATCACGCCGCCAGATCCACCTTGTCCCGGACGAGGACCGACTGCACGGCGTCGGTTGCGCCGGTCGGCTTCCAGATCGCCTCGTGCACCGACTGCGCGGCGATGAAGGCGCCGACGGCCACGAGCAGGGCCGTGCGCCAGTCGAAGACGTCACCGGCGCCGGCCGCCTGCTCCCAGGCGACGATGAAGCCGTCGAGGGCCGACAGGGCGGCCAGCAGCAGGCCCTTGACCGCGCCGGACCACGACGCCTTGGTCACTAGGCCGACCAGCAGGGATAGGAACGGCCCGACCACAAGGCCGAGCACGAGGGCGGTATCGAAACCAGCCATTTCTCTAACTCCTCCGGAGAGTTATGAATTCGCCGGAGAAATTCCGGCACTCTACGACGGTATTGATAAATGGGCGGCCCTTTGTAATGCGCGAGTTAGTCCAAATGCGGGATGACGCCGAATTCAGGTGTGCCGACACGGATACCCATCGGCGTCTGCTCCTCCAGCGCGCTGACGAGTCGCGCGGTTCGCTGGTCGATGTCGCGGTAGTGGAAAGCCCCCAGGTTGGTGTCGGTGCCGTTGTAGCGCAGGAAGTAGTCGCGGCTGCCGAGCTTCATGTGGAAGTACGGGGTGGCGCGGCTGCCCTCCTCCACCTGGATGCCGGCGATGTTGAGGGTCAGCGGCAGGGGGACCGCGCCGTCGTAGGGGAAGTTGATGTGCCAGAACTGGCCCAGGTCGGAGGCGGTGAAGGGGGCCTGGATCCGTGTCCAGCCCATCTCCGGCGTCAGGGACAGGTGTTCGGAGGTGCCCTGCTCGACCCAGCCCTGGCCGCGGGTGACGGCCAGGCGGAGGATCACGGGCTTGTCGGTCTTGATGTGCAGGGAGACGACACACGGAGATCCGGGAGGAGGCGCGATCATGCCACCGCCCATGAATCCGGTGTAGCCGGGCTGGTAGACGACCTTGGCCACGGGCTTGGGGTCGTCGGCGTACGGCGAGCTCCCCTCGCGGGTGACCGTGATGTTCTGGGATCCGAAGAACGGCCACACATCGCCGATGGCGTAGTTGATGCGGTCAGCGACGACGAAGGGGCGCAGGGTCTGGGCCGTGCTATAGCTGCGGGGCCCGGGGGCCGTCTGGGCGGCGGCTTCGGCCTGCACGCAGGTGAGCTCGTGGTAGTTGTTGGCGGGCACGGCGTTGAAGCGGAAGCCGACTGCGGCGTAGGCAGCGCGACGCCAGGCGACCGAGCCGTTGACGCTGATCTGCTCGGCCGGGCTGACGAACTCGGCGTACACGCGGTTCCACGCCGCGTTGAACGCGCCGGATGCCGTCCCGGCGTTCGTGGCGCCGACACCCAGCTTGAGCGGGTCCTCCTCGGTAACGCCGAAGATCGCGAAATCGCTGAAGGCGGCCTGCGGCGTGCCGTCGGACAGGTCGAGCGATCCGGTCGCGGCAGCGTAGCCGTCGCCGGTGAGCTGCCAGCCGACGCCCATGGCCAAGGTGCCGTTGCCGAGGGCGCGGCCGTTCATCTCGATCGGCTGAGGGAAGCTCAGCGCGAGCGATCCGGTGCCGGTGCCGGTACCGCTGCCGAAGGTGGGCCACGCCTTGACGATGGCCAGGCGGGGGGCGTTGGCGCCGCTGCCGGGCCCGGAAGTGCCTGAGGCGGAGATCTTCTTGATGGAGTAGAGGTAGGCGCTGCCGAGGGATCCGCCGGTACCGCCCGCACGGAAGGCGCCGACGCCCCACATACGGACGGTGCCGTTACCGCGGCCCTGGGCCTTGCCGCCCAGGACGCCGTGGGTGTCGGCGGTCAGTTGTCCCTGGTTCTTGCTGCTGCCCTGCGCGACCATGAAGGTCAGGCGCATCATGTCCGGCAGGCTGCCGTTGCCCGAGGCTGTGCCCGATCCCGTCAGGGCGACCATGGCCAGGGTGGGCGAGCTACCGGGGGTGCCCGACCAGACGTAGCCGGGCGTACTGCCGTCTACGTACGCGGTCTCGGTGACGCCGCGCTCCAACTGGATGGCATCGACGTAGAACGTGGCGGTGCCGCCGTAGACAGCCGGGCTGGTCTGGACCGAGCGCGACTGGGATGCCTGGTTCCACTTGTAGTAGTAGTAATACTGCTGGCCGCCGCTGCCGATGCCACCGGAGGGCGATCCCTTGCGATAACCGGAGCTGGTGCCGTTGTTGGACCAGGAGCTGTCACTGGTGTAGCTGGAGTAGGTGGAGGAGTCCACCTGGCTGCCGCTGGGCGAGCTGGTGCTGTAGGGAAACTCGCTGGTGGTGTACTGCCCGAAGGAGTATTCGGTCCAGAAGGTGCGCGACTCGTTGCTGTAACTGGCCGAGCGATAGAAGGAGGAGTTCGTGGTGAAGGCGACCACGAGCCGGTCCGCGGCCGGGCGCGGGGTGAAGTTGCGGATCGCCACCCGGCCGTTGGTGGTGTAGGCGAAGGTCTGCTGCTTGAGCTGCTGGCGGGCGGTGACGGCCTCGCCGGGCAGCAGGTCGTAGACCGTGATGGTGACGCCCGCGTTGTAGCTGGCGCCGTTGGACTCGGTCAGCCCCTTCAGCGTGGCCGACAAGGTGAACGGCCCCGCGCCGGGCTCGATGGCGACGAGGGTGGAGACCCCGCCACCGGCCTTGGCCTCGCCGTACCCGGTGTAGGTGAGCTTGAGGGCGTAGGAGCCGTGGACGGCGTTACTGCCGCCGCGCGACAGCGACCCGCTGCCTTCGGCCTGCCAGCCGGTCGAGCCCAGTTCCAGGGAGGGATTGGGGATGTAGTTGGCGTAATTGGGCACGTCAGGGCTCCACGGTCAGGCCGAAGATCGTCGAGGTGTTGTTGAAGGCGCTGGTCGCGGCGAGGACGGCGGTTCCGTTGATCTTCGCGCTGTAGTTGTCGCCCGAGACCGTCACCGACAGGCGGTCGCCGTCGGTGACTGGCCGGGTGTAGGTGCCCAGGACGGTGACCACGCCTGCTTGGACTCGCTCGAGCTGGGTCCGGGTGGCACGCAGGTAGTTGTTCTGGTCCAGGTAGCGCAGCACCAGGGCCTGCCGGGTGGATGCCTTGGTGGGCGCGGTGGCGAAGGTGGCGGCGATCGTGGCGTCCTTGCTTCCGTAGTCGATGGTCGACAGGCAGCGCACGTCGGCGCGGGGGCGTGCGACGCCGTTGGCGTAGCTGTCGCGGATGAAGCCGTTGGATCGGGCGGTCCAGGTCTTGTTGCCGTATTCGGTGACCCGGCCGCCGAGGCTGTAGTTGCCCGCGCCCAGAGCGCTGAGCTTCAGTGATCGGCTCCCGGCGTAGGCGCGCTCGGTGGTGATGTCGGCGAAGGCGTTCTCCAGATACCAGGTGGCAAAGCCGTTCTCGAAGGTCGAGTCGGCCGTCAAAGGTGTGCTCGGGGCGGCTGCGGTGGCCAGGTAGAACTCATCGACGTAGGTGGTGGGCGGGGCCAGGTGCGCGCCGACGTTCATGTAGAGGGTGAGCACCGCCTTGGCGGCTGTGGCCGGCGCGGTGAGCGGCGCGGTGTAGCTGCGCCAGGTGGAGGCGGTCACGGTGACCGAGCTCATGGTGGAGTTGAGGAAGGTGCCGGAGGCGTTGTACCACTCCACGCCGACGTCGAAGGGGAAGGGCGCGGTCTGGAAGAAGCGGCCCTGGACGGCGTAGGAGGTTCCGGCGGTGACCGCTACCTGGTTGCTGGCCAGGTAGATGGCGTTGGTTCCGCTGGTGGCGGTGAAGGTGTCCAGCACGCGCGTGTCGGGGCTGTTCTTGGCTTCGACGCGGGCGATCTGCTTGCCCTGCTCGTCGAACCAGGTGATGTATGGGAAGCACGGCGCTGCCGCCTGGGAGGCCAGGTGGGGTGTGTGGATGTAGCCGGAGACGGTCAGCTTCAGGCGGGAGTCGGTGCTGTTGAGTGACCAGTCGCTGGGCGACTCCTGGGGCTGCTTGCCGGTGGAGCGCCGCAGCGCGCGATACACCTGGCCGCGGTGGGTGACCAGGTCGTCGGCGCGGTAGGCGCGGGCTGCCTCCCAGCGCGGGACGCGGGGCAGCGCGATGCCGTGGGTGATGGGCAGGAGCGGGTCGTAGGTGGCGGCCGGGTTGGGAGGCAGGGAGTGCAGGGCGATGTCGGCCGCGCTGGCGCTGGTGTTGGTGACCGTGAGGGTGTTGGCGTCGCGGTCGTCGGTGACCGGGTGGGGGACGCCGATGACGAGCTTGGGCAGGGCCTTGCTGGTGGCGTCCTGGCTCTGGCCGGTGAAGCTGACGGCTGACCAGCCGTGCATCGTCGCCCGTGCGGCTTCCCAGGCGGGGTTGGTGGCGTCGTTGGGCAGGATCGCGGTGTGCACGGCCCACCAGGTGTTGTTGCTGCCGTTGCCGGGCGGGGCCTGGTCGATGCCGTAGGCGGCCACCAGGCATCGGTAGAGGTGGAAGTCGGTGGAGACCAGGTCGCCGACCTTGTAGCGGATGGAGGCGTCCCAGGCCGGGTAGCGCGGAGTGATCTGCTCGGCCTGGTCGTAGCTGGGCATCAGGTTGCCGCTCTTGCGCAGTTCGACGTCCCAGCCGGACACGGCTTGCGCCAGGGACCGCATCGCGGCGGGGTGGCCGCGTTCTGAGGCGAGGTAGGCGGCGTCGATGGTCAGGGCCCGCATCTGGTCGGGCGCCAGCCCCTCGGGGACGTAGGCGCCGATGGAGGCGGCGATGGCTGCGGCGGTGGTGATGTGCGTGGTGCGCAGTTCGCTGGACTCCAGGGCTGCTTCCATCGAGGTCCGGACCCGGTCCAGGCCGTAGCCGAGGATCTTGATGAAGTGCAGGAGCGTCTGGTTGGAGTCGGCGTCCACGGTCAGGTGGTTGCCACGCAGCAGCCGGTAGTGGTGCGGGATGCGCTCCCACATCCACTGGACCGAGCCGTAGTCGGCGATGTGCAGGGTGGAGGTGAGGGCCGAGCGTACCCACACGTTGTTGATCTTAAGGAAGATGGCGTAGTAGCAGAACCGGCCGTTGGGGGCGTCCTTGTCCAGGTGGGAGGCGGGCGCGGCGGGACTGTCGATGAGTACCGTGCCGCCGGTCTCGGTGGTGGGGTAGCCGTCGAGGCTGGCCACCAGCCGGAACCCGGCATAGGCGCCGGAGGGCTGGTCCCACGCCAGGAAGACCCCTTCGTATCCGACCGAGTAGGAGGTGAAGCTGCGCTCGGGGAAGTACGGGACTTCGGGGTTGGGGCCGTAGAAGGTTCGCGCGTATTGATCAACGCGATAGACAGCCATGCGGGGGTCTTCCTGGTCGGGGTGCTACTTCTTTTTCTTCTTGCCGCCGGGTTTCGGCGTGGGGCCGGTGTGCTTGGGCGGGGTGGGCCGGTTGCCGTGGGTGGGGCAGTTCGGGAAGCGCTCGGGGTACATCCAGCACAGGTCGTTCTCGTAGACCGGGCCGGTCGGGTACGGGTTGTAGTAGTGGTCGCCAGGCACGGTTGGGTTGGGCGGCGCGGTTGGCGGGGGCGGCGGTGGTGGGGGCGGTGGGGGTGGCGGGGTGTAGATCGTGCTGGGGTGGTCGTCCAGGAAGCCGTCGTCGTCGCCCTCGGTGACGCGTACCAGGTGCAGGCGCAGGTAGGCGGTGGCCGGGTAGGTGCCCTTCAGGTCGGTGCCGTCGATCCGGGCCGAGGCGCTGATCTGGGTGCCCTTGGACAGCACCTCGGTCCAGTGGATGACGTTGACCAGGGCGTCGCCGTTGTCGGCGCTCTCGCGCACCATGTGCTGGAGGGTGTGGTCGCGGCCGTTGATCTCCAGTCGGGCGCGGCGCCGGGCGCGGACGGTCGTGGTTTCCGTGGTGGGCTGGTGGACGACCATCAGCGACATCATCCACAGGCCGGTCTCGTTCAGCACGGCCCCGTCGTGCCAGCCGATGCCGAAGGTGTCGTCGTCGCCCTTGATGGGCAGGCGCTGCCATCCGCCGTCGCCGATGGTGCCCGGGTCGTCTTCGATGGGCAGGCCCGGTTCGACCTCGGGGACGCCGGGTTCGAGAAGGATGCGCCCGGCGAAGGTGCCGGAGCGGCCCAGGTAGGTGTCGCCGTGGTAGTAGGTGTCCATCACGATCGTCCACCACTGGCTGCCGTTGGCGTAGCTGTCGAAGGTGGCCTCGGAGACGGTGGTGTGGCCGCCGGGCGGGTTGGCCCAGTCGGGCGAGTTGGGGGTGCGGATCTTGATGCGCTGGTTGTCGGGCCCGTAGACGGGGGCTTTGACCCAGCCGCCCGTGGGGTGCAGCGGGACGAGCAGTTTGTCGCCGGTCTGGGCGTCGTAGTAGGAGGCGTGCACCTGGCGGGCGTTGTCGCCGCGCACCAGCACGCCGCGGCCGGCGAGTGTCTCGTGGATCCACCGGTCGTTGTCCATCGGCTTGCGGATCGGGTCCTTGGGCTTGACGAGGTTGCCGCCGCGGAGCTGGAAGTTCTTGGTTGAGCCCTGGAAGTAGGGCAGGTGCTCGCCGCGGGCGTAGGCGGTGGCGCGGGCGGCGACGGTGCCGTAGTTGTCGGGCCGGGCGCCGGGGTTGAGGTTGGCGATGTGGGGGTTGACGCCGATGACGGTCTGGGTGGCGCGCAGCTCGTCTTGGATGTCGTTGACGTGCGACTCGAAGATGGTCTGCGACAGGTCGCGCTTGGTGGTGAAGGAGCGGAACGCCTCGGGGTAGCGGGCCACGGCTCACCACCCGCCCGAGTAGGAAGGGCGTCCCGGCCCGTAGGAGGAGCCGTCTCCGCCCACGACACCGCCGCCGTAGTATTGGCCGCCGTCCCAGCCGTAGGCGGACCAGACGGTGGTGAGCTGGCCGTTGACGCACCGGTAGGAGCCCACCTGGCCGCCGTCGGAGATGGTGAAGGTGAAGGCGTAGTCCCGGTCGTTGCAGGTGTTGGGCTGGCGCGGGTAGGTCGGCTGGTGGTCGTTCGGCCCGCAGTAGCCGCCCAGCGGCGTTTCGGGGATCGGCTCGGGGTCGGGCGGCAGCGGGAAGCCTTCCATGTCGAAGCCGTCTTCGGCCACGCGGACCAGGTGGAGCCGGACGTAGACGTTGGCCACGGCGGTGTAGCCGGTGCCGAGTCCTTCGCTGCGGATGTCGACGTTCAGGGTGGTGCCGGCGCGGAAGGTGTCGGTCCAGGTCAGGGTGTTGATGGGAGCCTTGATGCTGTAGGCGTCGTCGTCGAGGTAGTCGCGCAGGCCGACGTCGGAGCCGTTGACCATGACGCGGGTGGCCTGGGCGGCGCTGGAGACGACCTCGGCGTGCCCGAGGGACCAGTCGACCTTGACGGTGAGGGTCCACAAGCCGTCCTGGTTGATGACCAGCCCGTCGCCGGAGGCGAGTTTGAAGGGGTCGTCGAAGGCGCGCAGGGTGGTGCGGGCCCACTTGTTGGCCGGGACCTGCATGTCGTAGATGCCCGCACGAGCGTAGGGCAGGTGGCCGCCGCGGGCTTGGAAGGTCATGCGCCGCTCGATGGTGGCGTGGTCGCGCGGCGCGACGTACGGCGGCTTGGTGCTGGGCCGGTGCGGCACGGTCTTGATGGGCGGGATCGAGGTCCACCGGTCGGCCTGGCGGACGGCTTCGTTGATCTCGGTGCGCGTGCAGTTGGGCTTGTCGCGCAGGTAGCGGCCCAGGAGGGTCAGGGCGGTGGTGTCGCTGTTGCCGATCCAGGAGGCGATGCGGTGGGGGTCGACGGCCAACAGATCGTCTTGCCCGTACGGCAGGGGGGTGAGGAGGAGGTCGCTCATGCCGTACCGCCCCAGGGCAGGGACGGGTAGCGGGTGCCCCAGTCAGGCCAGATGTCGAGCAGGCAGTCGCGGATTTTGGCCGGGTCGTAGTTGTGGCGGACGGGCGCGCGGTCGGTGAGGACGTCGATGATGCGCGGGATGTCGGTCTCGGGGGCGCGGCCGATCCATTCGACGATGGGCAGCAGTTCGTAGGGGGTGCTGCCGGGGTCGCTGGCGGCGATCTGGGGCGTGGTGCCCAGGGTGCGCTGGACGGCCAGCAGCTCGTCTTGGAGGGTGTTGACGTGTTCGGCGAACACGATCGTGGTGTAGTCGAACTTGGTCGACCAGGCGCGGAAGGCGGAGGGGTAGCTCGCGGCCAATTCAGGTGCTCCTTGCCGCGTCAGGCCGCCGGGCGCAGCAGTGCGCCGTCGTTGATCACGCGGTCGACGCAGCGCACCAGGTAGGCGCGCAGCACGATGTTGGCCAGCAGATCGTGGGGCGGGGCGTCCAGGTTGGTGCGGACCTGGACCGAGACACGGGTTCCTCGGGGCAGGACTTCCTGCCAGGTGACTTGGTTGTGCAGGGCGAAGCTGTTGCGGGCGTCCTCGGCGGTGAAGTCCGACAGGCCGACGTCCTTGTCATCCAGCAGGATGCGCAGGCGCCGCTTGGCTCGTTTTTGCAGGCTGTAGCCGGTGGCCCGCCATTCGGCGCGGGCGGCCAGCACCCACAGCCCGTGGGTGTTGAGCTTGATTGCCGGTCCGCTGTCGGCCAGCTCGAAGGGGTCGGAGCGGTGCTCGAAGGCGACGGTGTTCCAGGTGTTGGGGGTGGTCTTCATCGACTTGGCCATGCCGCGGTAGAAGGGCAGGTCTTCGCCTCGTGCGTGGGCGGTCAGGCGGCGGGCCAGGGTGCCGTAGTCGCGGCTGAGCCCGCCGGGGTTGTTGCGGGCCTGGTGCGGGTTGAGCCCGAGGATGCGCTGGGTGGCGTCTTCCTCGTCCTGGAGCTCGTTGACGTGGCTGGCCCACACGATGTTGCGCCAGCCCAGTTTGGTGGTCCAGGTGCGGATCCCGCCCGGGTAGGTAGCTGCCATGCCGTTCCTAGACGGGGGCGATGACGCCACCGGAGGTGACGATTTTGACGGTGCCCAGGACGGGCATCTCGAACAGGGCCATGACGGCGTCGTCGGCCCCGGACTGGGCGGTGTCGGCGCGGGCCATGACCGGGATGTTGACGTTGAGCACGCCGGACAGGGTGGCGACCGCGGAGTAGACCTGGGACAGGGTTACCCGGACGCCGAAGGTGACGGCGTCGTCCTTGAACAGGCCCGCGAGCGCGGCCTGGACGGCTGCCTTGACGTGGATGTCGCGCCAGCCGGGGGCGACCCACACCTTGACGGGCAGGGCGTCGGTGCCGAAGTTGACCGGCACGAAGGTTGGGCCTTGGACGGAGACGACGGTTCCGGCCAGGGCGCGGGCGTTCAGGTGCGCGGTGGCGGTGTCCAGGAGCTGGGCGTTGGGGGTGGTGCGGTCGGGTCCGGTGACGAACACGGTCACCGACTGGGGCCGGGCGGCGACCGTGTTGGCGGCCGAAACGCCAGGCACCTCGAGCGCGGCGCGGGAGAAGTCGTCCTTGGTGACGCACCGGTATTGGGCGGCGAACGCCTGGGGGGCGTTGCGGCGGATCTCGTCGTTGCCTTCGGGGTCGGCTCCGCCGGTGGTGGCGGTGCTGATCGGCTTGCCGGAGGCGTCGGTGGCGATCTGGACGCCGATCAGGCCGGAGGTGGCCAGGTGGAGGATCTTGCTGGCGGGCAGGTTTCCGGCCTTGCCAACCCCGACCCGGTAGGAGGCGTAGATGGTCGCGCCGAGCTCGGGGATGGCGCCGTTGGCGCCGTTGCCGAACATGACGATGGTGGCGCCGTCGGCGCGCAGGCGCGTGGTGAAGACGCGCTCGGTGGGTGCGGCCTGGATCAGCCGGGACTTGCGGATCCATTCGATGTTGGCGTGCGGGGCCTCCACCCAGATCCGGACCGAGCCTTCGATGACGCCGGGGGTGGCGAGGACCAGGGATTGGCCGGAGCTGCCGGTGCCGGATCCGGCCTCGAAGGGGGCGATGGTGACGCCCTGGGTGATGGCGGCCACGGCCGTGCCGCCGGCTGCGGGCACCAGGAGGTCGGCGTCGGTCTCGAAGGTGACCGGCTGGTCGACCGCGGCCACGTAGTCCGACAGCAGTTGGGTGCCCTTGGGCACGGTCACGGCGGGCCCGCCCGGATCGGTGGCGAAGGTGATGCTGCCGGTAGCTGGGATGGTGCCGTGGGTGATGTAGCCGACCTGCTCGGCCAGGGCCAAGACGGCGGCCCGGGTGGTGGCGGTGGCCAGGACCGACTCCCCCACCGCCCGGTCGATGTAGTAGTTGTTCAGCTCGGCCGCGTACGCCTTCAGGCGCACGAGCATCATGCCGGGGTCGCCTTCGCCGCGCGAGGTCCACTCGGGCATGACCTGCTCGGCCTGGCGCAGCAGCTCGGCGACGATGGCGTCGAAGTCGCGGGCGGTGTAGTCGAGGGAGACGTTCTGCTCAGCCACGCAGGTGCTCCTTGACGGTGCCGTCGCGGCCGATGGTCGCGGTGTGGATGTGGCGGGCGGCGGCCGGGTCGGAGTCGGAGGCGTCGGTACGGCGGTAGGCGACATCCAGCATGCCCTTGCCGGGTTCCTCGTGGTCGGTGACGATGACGCGGGTGATGACGGCGCCCGGTTCGTAGGCGGCGGCCTGGCGCTTGATGTCGGTGGTCAGCAGCGCGGTGACCACCTTGATGTCGGTCTCGAACAGCATGCGAGCGACTCCGACGCCGAGGGTGGGCTGCATGACCCGCTCGCCGGGGTTGGTGCCGATGATGCCGATGAGCCGCTGGCGGATCTGCCGGTCGACGTCGCGGTTGGAGGCGATGGCGCCGTTTTCGATCCGGAACGGCAGGTCTATCGCGGAGGGCAGCGTAAGCGCCATTAAAGCCACCTCCCGAACATTATTGCCGTCTAATCCGAATCCTTTTCAAGTGTATTCAGATCGGCCTTCTCATTTGTATTCGCGAGTTTTTCTTCCAATGCGTCCACGCGGTGGGCGAGCTGGCGGACCGCCTCCCACAAGAGTCCGACCAGCGCGGATTGGGAGACCGCCGCGTCGCCGACCCGCGCGATGGCGGGCAGTTCTTCGCGCATGGGGCCGAGTTGGTCCGCGCGGCCTGGGCCGTCTGCTCGGTAGCGGTAGAGGTGGGCGGGGGCGTTTTTCACCGCCTGGACAGGGTCGAAATTCAGGGGCGCGATCTGGGTCTTGAGTTCACGCGCCGAGCTTTTGATGAAGTCCTTGGCGTAGACGATGACGTAGCCGCCGCTGGACTTCATGGCGTGTACGTCGGAGTTCAGGGTGATCCCGGCCGCGGCGGGCCCGTCGAGCGACAGGGCCGAACCGCTGGTGCGGATGCGGCCGTGGGCCGGGTCGTAGGGGACGGTGTAGAGCGGGTTGCGCAGGTCGCCCGCGTCGAAGTGGACCCACACCTTGTCGCCGGGCTTCAAGACCTTGTCCACGATGGTCGCGGGCGGCGCCCAGTTGGAGATCTTGTCGCCGAGCAGGTCGGGGACCTTAGCGGTGATGCGGCCCTTCTTGAGCGGGTCGGCGGTGGAGACCACGATGCCCCAGGCGGTCACGGCGTTCTCTCTCACAGCACCACCTGCGCCATGACGGCCGAGCGCCACTTGTTGCCCGCGCCTACGCAGCGGTCATCGACCTGGGGCATGCGCCGGTCGCGGGGGGCGAAGGCTGCCGGGGTGTTGCGGGCGACCTCGATGGTGGCGGAGAAGTCTTTGCGGCCCAGCCCGTTGTGCTCCAGCATCGACAGGCGCTGCTCGGCCGCGGTGATCAGCCACGGGCCGTGCAGGCGCCGGGCGATGGCCCTGCCGGAGAGCTGGAGCTGGTTGCCGGGCAGCAGGGCGGGGTTGCCTATCAGGTCGACCTCGGCCAGCAGCCACTGCTCGTTCTTGACGGCGACGGACTGGGCGGAGATCAGCAGGTCCTCCATGGATTCGATCATGGTGTGGCGGTGTTCGAGGTCGGGGCCGGGCAGGGAGGCCGGCGACTTGGTGTGGATCTCGCGGCCAGTGCGGTGGTCGACGCCGTGCACGCCGCGCGGGGCCTGCTGCCCGGCCTTGGGGATGAGCGAGCCGTCCAGGGCCTTGAAGGAGGCGATGCGGTCGGGCTGGCCGTGGGCCTTGTCCATGGCGGCCGGGAAGGCGCGCAGTGAGCGGGCCATGGCCAGGCTGGAGGGGTCGATGAAGTAGAGGATGCCGTTGTCGACGTGCAGTCTGCGCCCGGCTTCGGCGGCCCGTTCGCGCAGCCAGTTCATGTCGGAGACGCCCTGCTGGAGCAGATAGTCGTGGACCTTGGTGGTGCGGTGGACGACCGCGGACAGCCCGTTGTCCTGGGCGATCTTGAGGGCGATGCCGGAGTCGGTGGTGCGCCGCCATTCCTTGTAGCGCTGCTGACCGAGCACCCAGCCGGTGCCGACGAAGCAGTGGCGGACGGTCACGATGGCCTGATCGGGGCCGGGGTTGGGTTCGTCCTCGACGTCGTTGTGGTGGACGTAGCCGAACCAGGAGTTGAGTTCGGTCGGCTTGTACCCCCAGGTGACCTCGACTCGTGAGCCGTGCACGGGGAGCTGGATCTTGGACGGGTGGGGCACGGGGTAGGCCAGGCGGGCGAAGACCAAGGTGTTATCGCCGATGCGCTGGGTGAGCTTGAGGTCGAGCGGAGCGGGCTTGAGCACCCGGTCGTTGATCTTGACCTCGTAGAACAGGCGGTTAGACATTCGGGATCCTGATCACGAAGCCGGGCGAGAGATCGTGCCAGGCCAGGATCTCGGGGTTGGCGTCGGCGACCATCCACCACAGGCTGGCGTCGTTGTAGTAGCGGTAGGCGATGAGGTCGATCCGGTCGCCTTCCTTGATCTGGTGCAGGGTGAAGTTGAACGACCAGCTCTTGTTCGGGCGCAGGGCCTGGCCGCGCACCAGCGTGCCGCGCCAGGAGCGGGTCTCGGTCGGCCGGTCGGCGTAGCGGGAGGTCACATGGTCACCTTCCCGCCGCCGTCGAACAGGCCGCCTGAGTCGTTGGTTCCCCACTGGCCTGGGGCCAGCACGGTGGAGTCGGGGTCGGAGGGGACCAGGTTGGGGTTGGGGCTGGAGCTGCGGCTGGTCGCGGGGCTGCCGCCGCTCTGCGGGTCGACCAGCGGCATGAGCATCATCGAGATCGACATGGCGGTGCGGAAGGGGATCATCTTGTCGGAGAAGAGGGTGTAGCCGACCGACAGGCTGGTGATGGCTCCGGTGTAGACCATGCCGCCGTTGTGGCCGAAGTAGACGTCGGCGCGGCGGATCTTCATGATGCCGATCTCGCCGGGGGTGGCGATGTCGGCCTTGCTGGTCTCGACGGCTCCAGCTACTGCCAGGGCGGCCCGCACATCGTTCCAGGTGCCTTCCTCATCGCCCTTCCACACCTCGTAGGTGCGGTCGAACAGCAGGGAGAAGGCGAGGGTCTGGCCGAGCTTTCCCTTGATCTGGTAGCCGTCGTCGTTGCCGGGGTCTTGGAACAGGACCTTGTCCCAGGAGGAGTTGACCGGGTTGATGGAGTAGGTGGTGGAAAACCCGGTCGGGTTGTAGAGGAAGTTGAGGGTGCTGGTGACCGCGGGGCCCTGGGCCGAGCCGAGGCTGGCCCAGTCGGAGGAGCGGATGAAGCCCTTTTCCGGGCCGTAGCGGCTGGCGCGGGATCCGTCGCCGCTGCCGTAGATGCGGGGGTCGAACGGCCGGTTGGATGTCATCACAGTCCCTTTGCGATCTTGCGGTACTGGCGGGTCTGCTCCAGTTCGGCGAGCATGCCGCGCACAGCCTCGCGGCCTACCTGTTCGCCGCCCTGGGTGCCGGTGATGGTGAGCTGGATCGAGCCGGGGTCGAAGGTGATGTGGACGTCTCCGCCCGCGCCGCTGAGGCTGGCGGGTGCGTCGCCCGCCAGGCTGGCCCCGGCCTTGAGGTTCTCTTCGACCAGGGCGTCGCGGATGGTGCGGGCTTGCCCCGCTGGGATGATCATTTCGCCCTTGTGGACCGTCGCGACCTGGTCGTGGGGCAGCTCCCATGCGCCCTTGGCGTACCAGTTGACCGCCACCGAGTGGGCCCAGGCGCCTTCGGGGTCGCCGTAGCGGCCCTTGATGTACTTCAGGCCCCACTTGATCTGGGTGTCGGGGTTGTCCCGCCAGTCGGCGCCCTCGGCGGCCATCTTGTCGCCGGGCAGCGACTGGGGGATGCCGTAGGCTCCCGATCCCTTGTTCTCGGCCTTGTGGTTCCAGCTCGATTCCTTCTGCCACAGCGCGAGCAGGGCGTTCCAGTCGCGGCCATCGGCCCAGCCGTAGCTGGCGGCCAGGGGCTGGGCCTTGGCGATGTTCTGGCGGGCCAGGTCGCTGCCGGGGGTGACGGCGGGGATGGCGACCTTGTTCGGGTCGATGCCCTTGCTCTTGGTCGTGCGGTCGGTCTTGGTCTCGTTGTCGGGGTCGTCGCTGCTGCCCGCGCCGGTCGGGTCGACGTCTTCGCTCGGTGTCCAGCCCTTGACCTCGGGGTCGACCTGATCGCTTGCGTCGCTGCTGCCGGTGAACCCGCCGCTTGCGCCCATGGCGGCGAACATGCGCAGCATGTCGATCTCCTGGTCGAACAGGCCGAACGCGGGGCTGGCGGCGATGGTCGGCTGCGAGCCGGTGCCGTCCTTGGTGGTGTCGGTGTCGCCGTCCTCGCTCCAGGACGGTTCGCCGGTCCCGTCGACCTCGCCGATGATGCGCCGGGCCTGCTCGAAGTTGTCCTTGTTGAGCGGGACGATGGAGACCTTCTTGCCCGAGGTCGGGGCGTGGATCATCTGGCCTTCGCCCAGGTAGAGCCCGACGTGGCCGGAGCCGCCGGTGTCGCGCACGACGATGTCGCCGGGCTGGATCTCATCCCACGGAACGTGCTTGCCTGCCTGCTCCTGGACTCCGGTGGTGCGGCCGGGGTCGATTCCGGCGCCCTGCCAGAAGCTGGCCTGGATGAAGCTGGAGCAGTCGAAGGCGCGGTTGAAGCTCTTGCCGAACCGGTTGGTGCCGGGGCCGGGACCGGACTTGCTGCCGGCGCCGTAGGCGTAGTCGACGTTGAGCCAGGACTTGGCGCGGGCGATGACGCTGTCGATGAGGGAGGCGTTGGTGGTGCCGTCCAGCGGGTCCGTGCCGGTGGCGTCCTTGTTCTTCCCGGTGTCCTTGCCCTTGCCGGTGGTGGCCCTGGGGGCGGGGGTGATGCCGTCGGGGCTGGGCGTCGGCCCAGCCTGCCGGTCGGCCATGCCTTGGGTGTAGGGGTCTGGCCCGCCGGGGAAGGCTGCGGAGGTTCCGGCCCACCAGGAGGTGAGCTCCTTGACGACCGGCAGTTCCAGGATGTCGTTGAGGACCTCGCCGAACTCCTCCAGCAGGTCGGTGGTGTTGGACAGGGCGGCGGTGAACGATTCGTTCTGCTCGCCTTCGCGCGCCATGTCGTCGGACTCGGCGGACTTGGCCTGGAGCAGGGTGTCTTGTTCGCGGTCGAGGTTGAACTTGTCCTTCAGCCAGGCGCGGGCGGCTTCCGCGTCCTCGCCGTCGCCCTGCACGTTGGCCCTGCGCAGCTTGTCGTCCAGTTCGTCGGTGCCGATGCCTTGCTCGCGGGCCCGGGCGACGAGCTTCATGTAGTCCAGGTTCTGCTCGGCGGCCTGCTCGCTGCCGGAGTAGTAGACGAGCTGGTCCCAGCCGATCCCGCCGAGGGTGAAGCGGCGCGACAGTTGCTCGGCCGAGACGTTGCGGTTGCCGTAGAAGCCGCGCAGCAGCGAATCGGCGTTGGCGGCATTGCCCTTGTAGACGCCCTTGGCGTCGAGGTTGGAGCCGAATCCGCCGAGCATGCGTTCCATCTGCATGGTCGGGTTGATCTGGCTGGCGACGAGCTGGGTGGCATCCAGCCCCGACATGGTCGGGGTGAGGAACGTGGAGCCCTCGGTGGCCCGCTTGATGGCCTGGGAGCGGGCGCCGGAGTCGTTGATCTCTCCGGTCAGCCGGTAGCGCAGCGACCAGGACGCCTGGGCGTCGGCCTGGTTTTGGAAGGCCATGGTGGGCGTGCCGCCGTACGAGCCGAGCATGGCGCGCATAGTCGCCTCGTTGGCCGCGCTGTAGCCGGTGCCCAGCGGCATCTGCCGCTGGGCGTAGCGGGCGTACTGCTCCAGCGTCATGTGGGTGGCCTGCTCGCCCTTGGCGTAGGCCGTGACCGCGCTCTGGATGCCCCGGCCGATGTTCCAGGCGTTCTCGGTGCGGGTGAAACCCTGCCCCCACGGCGGACGGTAGGCGGGCGGGGCCATGGGCGGCTGGCCGCCGTTGTGGGAGCCCGCGCCGCCCTGCTGGCCGAGGTGAGCGGCGGCCGGGGTAGCGCGCTGGCCGGAGAAGGTGGGGTTGCCGCCCAGCCCGGATCCGCTGGCGCGGGCCTGGAGCGGGCCGCTCTGGTGGCCGCCGGGCTTGTTGACGCTGCCGTGCAGCGCCTTGATCGCCTTGGCCAGGCCGTCCAGGACGGTGGCGTATTTGGTGTGGGAGGTGACCAGCTTGTCCACGCCCCGGTCGAACCGGTCGACGGTGCGCTGAATGCCTGCCACCCCGAGCAGCGCTACCGCATTCGGGGACGTGGCCTTGGCGCTGCTGGGTTCTGCTGTGCTTGCCACATCTGTCTCCTCTCGATGCGCTCGGCTGCTCGGGCCAGGAAGTAGCGGCGTTCGGAAACGGTCAGGGCTCGCGCCTGGGCGAGTGTCCAGCCGTAGGTGAGGATGAGCGCCTCGTACGCCTCGAACAGGTGGGTGCGGTCGCTACTCGCGAAACAGGGCCTCCACCGTGACGGCCAGCGTGCCGTCGTGGCCGCAGGCGGTGCAGTGGACGGGCACCTGGTCATAGCGCGGGCCGTAGCGGAGCTTGTCGAGCTCGGCGAGGATGCGCTGGCGGTCGGGCATGGACAACGAGCGCACCGGGCCGGTCTCGCCGCGGACGGCCAGGTCGCTGTGGCCGGGCCGGTGGATGGAGATGACCGAGCGCGACAGCAGCAGCGTGTTCTGCTCGGCGATGTTGAGCCGGTCGGTTCGGGTAGAGCTCAGGACGGTCTTCTGGTCGGCGCCGATCAGGGCGCGGGCCTTGACGTGGCCGCCCTTGCGCAGGGCGATGGTGTAGGTGTCGTCGCTCGGGCCGGTGGCGGTCTTGACCGGGATCTCCTCCAGGCCGACCGTGAGGGCGAAGTCCTCTCGGCAGCCGGGGCAGCGGTAGCGGTCGTAGCGGATGCTGTCGCCGAAGGTGACGCGGCGGATGCCGAGGATGAGCGCGTCGCGGTCGCCGATGGTGAGCCGGTCCAGCAGCAGAGGGGTGGCCTCCAGGCCCTCGACCTCGACGACGCCGCACTTGAGCAGCGCGTCGACCAGGCGTTCGCTGTGGCCGGTGGCCGCGGCGCGGGCCAGCTCTTCCTCGTGTTCGCCGGTCAGTTCGCGCACGCGGGCGGCGCGCAGTTCCCTGCCGTCCAGGATGGAGCGCGAGGGCAGGGTGACCACGTCGTCGGCGGGGGCTGGCATGTCCACATGGGCGACGGTGGAGGCCAGCGCGTCGGCGATGTCGGCGGCCGAGGTGCTCAGGTCGTCCAGGGGGTTCCGGTAGTCGTTACTGGTCATGGTGCGTGTCTTTCTGCCGATGCTGGAACGTTCCAGGGATTAGAACTTGACCTCGGAAGCGCCCGCGTCCTTGGCCAGCTTCATCTCGAAGCCTTCGTGGGCGAGGGTGAGCTGCTGGATGATGATCGAGTTGGCGCCGGCGTCCAGGTCGCTGAAGGCGACGGAGGTGGGCCAGGCGTTGAGGACCTTGAAGGCGGCCTTGACCTTGCCCTTCTCCCCCCAGGCGCCGGGCGTGGGATGGTCCAGGACGTTGATGGTCAGGTCCATGCGGAAGTCGCCGAGCGTTCCACCGCCACCGCCCTGCACGACGGTGAAGATCGTCTGCATCCAGTTGAGCATGTACGGCTCGCCGACGCACAGGCCGTTGGACAGGGTGATGGGCGAGAAGTCCGACTGGCCGGGCATCTTGCGGGTGGTGGTGTTCCAGCCGCCCTCGCGGTACGGGATGACCTCGGTGGTGATGTTCAGTCCGGACACGGACATGAACCCGGCGTTGGCGAAGCCGAGCTTGGAGGACTCGGATCCGATGTTGACGATGAACTTGAACGAGCGCAGGGGGTCCTGCTTGAGCCGCTCGGTGTCGGCCATGACAAAGCCTCCGAAGGGGGAAAGGGGGAGTTCGGGGAGCGGAGGGATCAGAGGTTGTCTTCGGCCGAGTCGGTGCCGCCGTGGTGCTGGCCGAGCCGGATGATCACGAATTCCGCCGGGTAGCGCAGGGCGACGCCGATGTCGATGTTGAGGCGCCCGGCGTTGATCTGGGACTGCGGGTTGTTGTCCTGGTCGCAGCGCACGAAGAAGGCTTCGGACTCGCTCTGACCTGCCAGCACGCCTGCCTTGAGCAGGCCGGACAGGTACTTGGTGAGGACCAGGCGTACCCGCTCCCACAGGTCGGGCCCGTTGGGCTCGAAGACGGCGAAACGGCTGGTGTCGGCCAGCGTCTTGCGCAGCATGATCAGCGTCCTGCGGACCGGGACGTAGCGGTCGGGCAGTTCGCGCTTGAGCGTGCGGGCGCCCATGATGCAGTGGCCGTAGCCGGGGATCAGGCGCACGACGTTGATGTGGGCGTCTGCCAGCGTGTCCAGCTCGCCCTCGGTGAAGCGGGCCTCGGCTGCCACGACCGCGGCCAAGGTGGTGGGGATGCCAGCGGGGGCCTTGGCGACGTGCCGTTCGACGTCGGTCTTGGCCATCTGGCCGAGCATCGCGCCGCCTGGCGGGAGCAGCCGCACCGCGCCGTACAGGGTGGAGCTCGGGTCGCTGGTCATGATCCACGGGCCGTAGATGGCCGCGTAGGAGGAGGCGACCAGCGGGGTGGCGGCGTTGACCATGGACAGGTACCCGGCCATGACCTGGGCGGAGGTGGAACCCTCGGCGGCCCTGGGTCCGTCGATGACGACGAAGACCCGTCCGGTGGAGGCGGCCCAGTCGATGATCGGGTTGAGCACCGCCACCTGGGAGACGCCGGGCAGGTTGAGGTCAAAGTTGATCGCCGGGACGTCCTGGAGGGACTTGGCAGCCTCGGCCAGATCGTACGCCTGCACGCCCTCCGAGCCGCCGTTGAGGACGAGGGTCTGGGCCGGGACCACGTCGGTGGCCGGGTTGTACTGATACCCCTCGGTGTTGACCTTCTGGTTGGCCAGCCGGAGGTAGATGCTGCCGGAGTAGGGGCTGTTGACGATCGAGATGACGTAGCGGGAGTCACCGGGGTCGCTGGACAGGTCGGTGAACCGCTCGGACTCGCGGCCGTCGTCGAGCACGATCAGGTCGAAGCGGCCCGACGGCGCCCCGGTGGGCACGATCTTGATGCTGGTGGCGTTGCCCCACACGCCCTCGGCCAGCGCGGTGACCTTGAAGGCGGGCTTGGGTCCCTGGTCCTGGGCCTTGGTGGAGTCCATCAGGGTGGCCGTGGCCGCAACGGCGTCCGCCCGGGTGGCCCTGGCGATGAAGCATGAGGTGCCGCCGTTGGCGAAGTAGAGGTAGACCGCGTACGGCAGCCAGCTCGTGGGGCCGGTGAACCCGCCGAACAGGTTGACGTACTGGGCCCAGGAGCGGACGCGGGTCGGCAGGGTCGGGCCCTTGGGCGCGATGCCGACGAACGCGGCCACCGCGCGTGAGGCTGATCCGTCGCCCAGGCCCGGGGGCGCGAGGTTTTCCTCGACATAGACCCCTGGCGTGAGGTAATTCGCCACTCATATCTCCTTGGTCAGCCGTTGTCCGGCCACGCGAAATCGTTGGAAACCTGGTCGACCTCAAGCGGCACGACCGACTGGGTGATGGACTCGACGCGCAGGTATTTGGTGAGTTCGCCGGGGAAGAATTCAGATGCGACGCGCACCAGGTACGAGGCGGAGAAGAGACGTTTTCCATTGGCGTCGACGAGCTCGGCGAATTCCGGGCCGCCCAGGACGTCCAGGCTCACAAGGACCCTGTTTTCGGGGATCTCCAGGAACCCGCCCTGGTGGGGAAGCCGGTCGCTCTTGGCCAGGCGCGCGGCCAGTTCCACCAGGTGCGCCTGGCTGCGGGCCAGGACCTGGATCTGGTAGTCCAGGTCGTACGGGATGGGGTGGTCGTGGCTGTAGTAGTCCCAGGTCGCGCCTGTCGGGCGTTCGGGGACGTCTTCCAGGCGGTAGGGCAGGCGCATGAAGCCGTGGTGCTGGCGGCCTTCGGCACGGGTGATCGCCTGGCGGGTCAGCACGATGACCGGGTAGGTCATGTCGGCCGACTCGGGCTCGGGGGTGGAAAAGCGCGCCGGAACCTCCAGCCGCCCGCCTGCGGTGGGTACTGAAAGCGCGGACAGCTTGCGCTTCAGCGCAGTGTCCTCATTCAGAATCCACGGCATTCAGCCCGCCACCCATTACCCGTTAAATGGAAAACAATCGTCACCATTTAGGGTAAAAGTGCGGCCTGGAGAAAAGTTAATGCCGGGCTTTACCTGTTACGCGCCGGACTGAGAGTTCCACCAATTCGAGAATTGCGGGTCGCCGTACAGGTCTTCCTTTTTCATTTGCACGGCGTCGATGCCGACGATGACGTCGCGGGTGCGGAGCTGGCCGAGGACGCGGATGCTGGTCACGCGGAAGACGCGGGTGTCGTAGACGAGCCGGTCGCGCAGGTAGCGCCCGTGTTCGATGTCGATGCGGGTGAACCCGGCGCGTTGCATCTGCGCGAACCCTGCCGACAGGTGCAGGCTGTCGGTCCAGGTCAGGCCCGCTTGCCGCTGCTCCGCGCTACCCTCTTCGCGCACCACGCTGAGGGCGCGCAGCGGGAACGGCTCGGCGAACACGCGCCCGGCGCCGGTCGACTCGCCGTAGGTGTCGTGGAACTGCGACAGCTCGCGGGTGAAGCGGTAGTAGTCGACGTCCTGGCCGTAGATGCGCTGGAAGCCGTCCAGGGCGCCGTCGATCTCGCCGGATTCGTAGGCCGGGTCGAAGCGGCCCTTCTTGAAGTCCAGGCGGGCCATCATGCGCCGTACCCGCCCCAGATGGGCGAGGGCAGGCCGGACTCGTCCTCGTGCGGGGCGTCGATGGGCGGCAGCAGCCGGCGGGGTGGCTGGTAGTCGTCGTACTCCCGGCTGGCGAAGACGGGGACCAGGCGGCCGGTCAGGCGCGAGACGCGCCGCAGGGTGGAGACCTCGATGCGGTACAGGCCGATGTTGAGTTGCTGGCACAGCTTCTCGTAGCGCGCCTGCAACGACTCGATATGGCCCATCAACTGCTGGTAGCGCTGGGCTCGCGACAGGTGCGTTCCCTCGGCAGTCCACACGTCCACGTCGGAGGCGGCATCGGTGGCCATCGCCCACAGCGCCTCGATGGTGGCCAGGATCGCCAGCGGTTCTTCTTCCACCGCGGGGAGTGTGGCCAGGGTGAGCGGCGTCTCCTCGTAGTAGATGAACCCGTTGGCGTTCCTCTTGCGGACCGTGATCTCCCGCTCGTGGCAGTGCTGGCGTGCGGCGTCCTGCACGAACTCAGTGATCTCCGCATCGGTGAACAGGGTGTGCGCCGTGCCGGTCACCAGCAGGGACGATCCGGGCCTCAGTTCCTCGTGCAGATCCAGTGCCCCGGCCGCGCTATCGAGGGTGTAGGCGCTGGCGGGCAGGTCGCTCACCTGAGAGCCGGTCACCAGCGACACGATCACGCCCGTGAGGTAGCGGTGGCCGATGTCGAAGGCGCTTCCGGGTGTGTCCAGGACGACACGCAACGGGTAGCCGGGATCGCCCAGGGCCTTGCGCACGCGCGACACCAGCACGCCGATCTCTGCCATGCACCTATCTTCCGATTCGGGGTGTTCAAACTGGTATCGGCTAGTTCGTACGGCTAAGATCCGCGATCAACGGGCGCACGAGAAAGAGACCACGTGGACAAGCGCTACGACCCTTACACCTATCCCTCCGGCGGCGACCCCGAAGACCTCGCCCGCTGGCAGACCCTCCACGACGCCGCCCGCAATCCGGAGTTCATCCCCGTCACCGACCCCGAGACCGGCGAGGTCCTGCGCCACGCTGACGGGACGCCGGTGATGTTCCCCAAGCCGCTCGAGCAGCGCATGGCGCCTTACATGGACGCCTCCCGGATCTGGCGGCTGCGCCTGGGCGCGGCCGGTGCCATCGGGGTGGTGCTCATCTTGCTGATGGTGGCCCTGCGCGATACCGGGGAGTGGATCGTCGAGCGCATCCTGGCGCCCGCCTTCGGCGTCGCGCTGCTCGGCGGTGCGGCGTTCCTGATCATCCGGCACGGCTGGAGCATCGTCCGCTTCGTCTTCTATGACGTGTGGCGCCGACCGGACACTTGGCGTTGAGCTGCGTCACTGAGCCAAGACCCCCGAGCCGGCCATGGGCTCGGGGGTCTTGGCATCCCCGGGTAGCGACGCCGGAGCTAGGACTGCGACATGGTCAGCTTGCCGATGGCGATTTGCAGCGCCTGTCCGTTGACAGCCTGCTGGCTCACATCCAGCGCCCAGGTGTAGAGCACGTCGCCCGTGGTGCCCACCTGGGGGGTGACCAGCGCTGCGTGCGTCACCGGGGTCGACATGTCCGCCGAGACCGGGCCGAAGGTGACCACGCCCGCGTTGCTCGACTGGGAGGGCTTGGCCAGTGTCGCCGGGGTCCAGGTGATCTGCTGACGCGAGTAGCCTGCGGTCGTCACCTCCGGCAGTGAGGACAGGCCCGCGTTGTCCAGCGGCGCGGAGGTCAGCAGGGCCAGGTAGACGTTGCGCGCAGCCGTGTAGCCGAGTGCCCGTCCGGTGATGTAGTCGAGCTGGAGTTGCGCGCCGAGCGCCGTGGGTCCGCCGGGCATCAGCTCACCGCCACGAAACGCTGCTCGAACTCAGTGACGCCCACCGCGATGGTCTGCACCGAGTCATCGGCCCTGGTGTAGTCGGCCAGGACGGTGTCCTCCTCCGACAGGCCGATGCCGGGCGTGCCTGGGGGGTAAATGCCGGTCACCACCACTTCGGCGCCAGCCGGGAGCGAGCCCGGCCCGACCCCGAAGTCGTCGACCAGCCGGTAGAGCTTGCCGACCTCGGCGATCAGTTGAGCCACGTGTAGCCCTTCTCCTCCAGGTGGGCTGCCACGTGGGCCGGGACGGTGTAGGTCTTTCCGCGCAGGAAGGTGTAGCTGGTGCCGACACCAACGCAGATGTCCTCCAGGTCCTCCAGGACCCGGATCTTGCGCGTGGGCACGTCGACCTCGACCGCATCGGCCACGACGATCTCCTCGTCGTCGACCTCCTGAGGGATCCCGGTCAGGGTGGTGATTTCACCGGCCCGGGCCTTGAGCTCCTCGGCGCGTTCCTCGGCCAGTTCGGCAGCCTTGCGGCCGGTCAGATCGGTGGGTGACTTGCGACTTACAGCCACGATGAAATAGCTCCGATTGCATTGGGGGATGACGACACCCAGATCGCTCGGACGCCAGGCGAGGGGCGCCCGAGCGGTCCGGCATTAGTTGGTGCGAAGCTCGATGACGGCTTCCTTGGTGATCAGGCCGAGGCCCCAGATCGAGTACCATGCGATGGAATGCTCGCGGCCGTGGTCGAGCACGCCGCCGTCGCGGAGCTCGACGGGCAGGCTGATCGCATGGCCGAACGCATTGTCCCCGATGATCGTCGAGGAATAGGTCTGGGCGGTGTCCGCGCCGACCGTCAGCGCCCGGTTCTTGACCTGAGTGGTCTCGATGAAGACGACGTCGTCGATGCGGCCGATCTCGCCGAGCGCGAAGTTGCCCGGGGAGGCGTACTTCGTCATCTCGATCCAGCTCGGGTCATCCCGGAGCTTGCGGGACTGGTGCGGGTGAACGAACGCGACGTAGGTCTCGCCCAGGCGCGGCACATTGGCAGTGGCGAGCTTCTCGACGGCGTCCTTCACCAGGGCGGTCGTGAAGTGGTAGCCGCCCTTGGCCAGCAGGTCCGGGTTGGCCGCGGCGGAGCCGAGGTCGTACGGGGAGATGCTCGTGGCCGGAGCGGACGGCGCCGAGAGCTTGTTGTAGCCCAGCAGCAGGTTCGGCGTCTGGAGCAGGGTGTCGCGGGCCTGGGAGTCGAGGTAGAGGGCCATGTTGCGGCCCAGCAGCCGCGATGCCGAGGCCATCACGTCGTCGAAGCTGGCGTTGAGCAGGAGCTCGGATACGGCCACGGCCATGCCGTGCTCGGCCACGGTGATGCTGTACTGGGAGGCCGACAGCGCGTAGGTCTCCATGCGGACGCCTTCAGTGAGCTGCTTGGCATCCGGGAGCTGGTTGTAGCGCATGAAGTTGATCGTCAAACCGGGCGTGACACCGAGCTCAGTCTTCTTGATCGCGAACTGCTCATACCGGAGGATCGGCATGGCCGCGAAGAGGATCTCCTTCGACCAGACGCCCTGGATGGCCGGGGACAGGCCACTACCGGACTGGTAGTACGCCCCGGGCGTGGCGACGGTGCCGTTACCGCCAGCGACGGTCGCGAGGTTGGGGGTACCGGTGATTGCAGAGGGCACTTGCTAGGTTTCCTTAACCGAAGAGGCCGTGAGAGGCGTTGGGGGCTGCCGCGCGGCCGATCAAGGCGGGCCGGAGCTTGGCGTATTCGGACATCGGCATGGCCCTGAGCTCTTCGGGTGTGATCGTCTTGGTTACGGAGTCCATGTCCAGGGGGCCGGTAGCGGCGTAGCCCGCCGGGGATACGCCGCGAGGAGCAGGCGGGGGCGCCACGGCCGAGGTGGCGGCCTGCATGTTGGCAACGATGCTGTTGGTCTTGTCCCGCAGCAGGGTGATGCTGGCTTCGACCTCATCCGGGGTGTTGCCGGAGATCAGGTCGACGAGCTCGGGGGCGATGGTGCCAGCCTCGCTCTCCTCGCGGACGCGGCGCTGCACGAAGCCCTGGAGCTCGGCGAACTGGCGGTCCTTCTCCAGGGCCGCTCGTTCGGTTTCCCGCTCGCGCTCGATCTGCGCGAAGCGGTCGTTCCACTCCTGCTCCTTGGTCTGGAGGAGCTGCCGTACGGACATCTCCTCCTCGCGCGCCTTGCGTTCGGCGTCCTCCCGCTCGGCCTGGAGCTGGGTGGCCTGCTCGGCTGCGGCCTTGCGCTCGGCGAGGACGTCTTCGAGCTGGGCCTGGAGCGTGGACAGCTTCTCGTCCTGCTTGGAGATGCGGCCGTACAGCTTGGCCTTCTCCTGCTCGCGGGCCTTTTCGATGTCGGCGGCGGTGAAGTGGTCACCGCTCGCGGGCGGCGGGGCCGCGGTAGCGGGTGCAGCGGTCGTCGGGTCAATCTCGGGCACTAACTCGTCTCCTAGGCGTCATCTGCGTCCGGATTTCGGCGCTGCGGCAATTTGGTGCCGTACGCCTGTGTCACCAGTTCGTTGATGAGGTTGTTTTCCTGAGAGCCGATGAGCCCGGCGAGTTCTTTATTCACCGGTGGCATCGGCACAGGGCCCGCGGATTCCGAATTAGTACTGCCTTGTAGCGGGGTTGAGTTTTCCTGAGGCGAACCATCGGGATTCATCCCAGTCATTTGAACGATAGCAGAGGCAATATGCGCGTTTAGCATGTCGAGCGCACCCTGCTCCTTGGCGTCGAGCACCAATTCCTCGAAAATCTCCTGGATTTTCTCGTCGGGGAATTCGACGCCCAAGTCCTTAAGCGCTCCGCGCTTGCTTTCCAAGCCGAGCGCCATCTTGGTCTGAATCTCATTGAGCTTGATCAATGCGTCGACAGGCAGCGGGGGCGGCCAGTCGACGGTCGTGCGGTACACCAGGGGGTCTGCCGGGTCGATGATGTACGGCTGGTCGTCCTGGATGATGCCGTCGGTGGCCGGGTCGTAGAAGCGCGTTTCCGGCTCGAAGACGAAAAGCGTCCGCAACACGAGTTCGTTGATCCGCCGCAGCCCTGCGGTGTAGTTGACCTTCTTGGCGTTGTAGCGGTTCATCATCGGCTGGTACTGAATGGCCAGGGCCACGCCGGAGGTGTTGGAGATCGGCTGGATTTGGCCGAGGGCCGTCTCGGGGACGCCGGTCATTTCGTGCATGGTGCGCTTCAGGAGTTCCAGGAACTCCATGGGGCCCGCCAGGTTGACGCCGTTTTCGAGGTTGAAGACGCTCGCGTCCTTGGGCAGGCCGCCCCAGACTTTCTTGGCGCCCTTTTCGAGGTTGGACGCCTTGGCCCCGGTGATGATCGTGACCGGCTCGGCGTGGTAGGCGATGATGTCCGCGACCTGGGTGGCGACCTCGTTGTAGGTCCTGTTCAGCGGGACAACGTCCTGGCAGTCGGCCAGACCCCAGGGCGAGCCGGAGACATCGACGTTGGGCACGTGGACGATCGGGATGCAGCCGAGCGGGTTGGCGCGGCTGTCGATCAAGTCGTCGTTGACGTATTCCTCGATGCGGTCGGCGGTGACGATCTCGGTGTACGTCATGACCTGGCGGGTGCCCTCTTGCGAGGTCGTCCAGAACTTGTACTTGATCTTGCAGCGGATCATGCGCTCCCGGTCGTGGGGGTGCCACTCGGGGAACACGAACGAGGAGTTCAGGGGAAGGACCCGGACGCGGCCGGGGTGCGTGTTGCCGGCCGGGTCGACGTAGGCCGGGTCGTATGCCACCTTGACGAAGCAGTCGCCGGACACGCCGCCTTGCTGCGCCATTTCGCGCAGGACCTTGGGCTTGTCGTTGTCGGTCTCCCAGACTCGGTTCAGCAGGGCCGGGACGATGTGGGCGTACTGCTTGGCCGAGGAGAACGTGACGCCGCGGGAGAAGGTGAAGTTCGCGACGAAGTCGGTCAGGGCCCGCACATAGTTCGAGGTGTGCTGGGTCTCCCCCGCCTCGCGCCGGTACGCGTGGTGATGGCCCAGATAGAAGGCCCAGTTGAGGGCGTACCGGTTCAGCCGAGGGCCGTGGACTTCAAATTCTTCGTCGGCCAACTCGACAAGGCCGAGCGGCGAGATGGAGATGGCAAGGTCTGAGCCCGCGGCGCGTTGTGCCGGTGGGTAGAACGCAATAGCCGACACGGACTCGCGAGACCTCTAACATCTCCAGCGCAAAGAAAAGCGCGCCCAACATTTCGCTTTTCAGCGTATGAAGGGCGCACTTTCGCTTTGTAATGCGGAGTTGCTATATGCGACGCGGGCGCATCAGTCGTTCACCGCGGCACCGTTACGGCGGGTGTAGTGGCCGCCGTATCGAGTCACCTGCTCGTATTCGATATGGCCGTGGTCTCCGTAGGAGCCGTGCGCGAACTCACCCAGGAAGGTGGGCGCCTCGATCCAGGAGCTGGAGCCGACGTGAGCGCGCTGCTTCAGGGTCTCGGCCGGCGCCTTCACGTAGACGTTGCGGTTGTGGTTCGGGCGGCCCGGGGCGGTGACGTAGCCCTGCATGATGCCGACCTGGAAGTCGTTGGGGACGTCGGTGTCAGTTGCCACGCCCTCCTCGAAGCGGAGGGGGCCGCGCCGGACACCGTTGACTCCCGCCTTGCGCTCGTAGACCGGGGTGATGCGCTCCGGGTACTGCGGGGACGGCGCGAGAGGGGAGGTCTCGATGGGATCTGCCATGTGGGAAATGCTCGCTTCCATGGAAATTAGCGACATTCCCAGAGTAGGAAGAATGGCTGTCCGGTTTGTAATTCAGCGGCGAAAGAACGGGTTATTGCCGACCTCGATCTCGGGCATTTGGTTGTCGTCAGAGGCCAGGATGCAGGCCATCGCCAGGGAGTCCGGGTAGTCGTCGTGGGCGTCGGCTTCGTTGGGAGCCTCGGCGAGCATGTACGGGCCGGTGTAGACGAGTTGGAGGTCTTCCATCTGCTGCGCGAAGCGGCGGTAGGTGCGCAACCGGCGGGTCTTGGCGTGCGCTGGCCAGGCGATCCGGTGCCTGTCGAGGAGCTGGGACAGGTGCTTCCAGCGCTTGGACTGGTCGGGCCGCTGGCTGCCGAGCGGGACGACCTCCACGCCTGGCATCAGGACCTGGAGGCGCTGGGCGACCGCATCGCCGACACCCCCGCTGTCCACGCCCACCTTGTAGACGTAGTAGTGGCTCATCCATTCCACCAACCGGAAGTATTGTTCCTCCCAGTTCATGCCGGACAGGTCGAGCCAGTTCAAGATCCGGTGGTTGTAGAAGCCGAACTCGTCCGGGTTGGCCCAGTCGACCCACACGGCCGTGGCGATGGTGGAGTCCTGCTTTCGGGCTGGGTCGATGCCCACCAGGATCGGGCTGCGATACCAGTCCTTCACGATCTCCATGCTCTTGTCGCCGAGGCTGGAGATGACCTCGGCCGTGGTGAACATGCCCTGAGCCAGCAGCCACATCAACCTGTACGACAGCTTGAACTCGTCGCTGTCCTCGCCGATTCTCAGCAGTTCCTTCTTCACGAACCGGCCATAGTGCGGATTGGCCTTGGCGGCGGCCTTCCAGTCGGCCTCGAAATGGTTCTGGCGAGAGCCTCGCTTGGTGGCCTGGCGCTTGTTGAGCTGGATCGTGCGGTAGAAGACACCCTTCTCGTAGGAAGGCGTTCCGGTGAAGACCATGGTGGCGTTAGTCGAGGCACCCATCGGGCCAATGCTCTTGTTGACGACTCTCTCGTCGGCACCCTGACACTCGTCGATCAGGATGACGTGGTAGGTGCGGCCCTCAATGATCGCGCGAGGGTGGCAGGTCTGCTTGCGCACGAGGGAGCCGGAGCGCAGGGTCAGCGTGCGGCCCTTGGCCCGGACGGAGTCGTCGATGTCCGGGTCGGTCATGAGTTCCATGGCGCGGTCACTGGTCAGGCGGGAGACGATGCGGGCGTACAGGTTGTCCGCCTGATCATCCACCGGAGCGAAGGCACCGACCCAGACACCCTCCCGAAATTTGCCCATGAGCTCGGGGAAGATCCTGGACAGCACGGGGAAGAGGATCATCACGGCCGCAATGACGTTGGCCACGGTCTCACTTTTCCCACTCTGCCGGGAGAAGAGCGCGGTCAAGGTGGCGCCATCACCGATGACGAGGGACTCGACGAATCGGCGGGCGAAAGGCTTCTGATATTCGTAGAGCGGATGCCCGCTTAGCTCGTCGACCACGACCATGGTCTTGTCGACAATGAGGTCGACGTTCGCCTGCGAGATTTCATCCAGCCGAACCTCGGTGTCCTCGCGCGCCTGGCGCTCGGTCTCCGTCTCATCCAGCAGTTCGTAGTCGAGCAGGTCATCATCGGCCGTCAATGTCACAATTCATACCCTCATTAGTCCTATTTCGAGGGTAAGAAAAAAGGCCCGCCACTTTGTAATGTGGCGGGCCGCGATTGGACTGGCCGGCTAGTCCTTCGCGCGCTTGGTCTGTGCAATGGAGCCTCGCTTCACGAGGATGTCGTTGACGGCTTGGCGTGTCAGCCCGAATGGCTCGCCGCATTCAGACGGCGGCAGGCCGACTACGTCGTACATGTAGGTGATCGCCGAGTCGCGGTCTTCCCTGCTGTAGATCCACGTCGGATCCTCCATGCACCAGATCGAGCAGTACACCCTGCGGTTGGCGTCGGCGTAGCCGATGAACCCCTGGCACGACCGGCATCGGATCTCGATGATGTCCTTCTTCTCACTGGCCAT